CGACCGTGCGGAATTGATTTCAGCCATCAACTTCTTGGCCTCTGGTGCGAGTTGGGATGACAACACCCTCAACATCACCCGTAAGGATGCTGTTGTTACTTTGAGTATGAAGTCTACTTCAGGTGAAAGCCTGTACCAGACCGTGAAGGCTGGTATTGAGGTGGAGTGTGGGGAGGAGTCTTTCGGCTTCAACATTAGTCGTCTGCACATCACCCGTTTGCTTTCCTTGTGTACGGAAGATTCCGTTCAGATGCGATGCCGCCGCCACGAAAAGGGTGGTTGGGTGATCATTACGGAAGAGCCTGAAGAGGGTTTCCGATTCAGTACGGCGATCACTTGGATGTTCAGTCGGCAGAAGACTACATCGGTCAATACGAATGTGACCGCAGGGGTGCCTGATACAGACACTTCCACAGTAGAGACATCTGCATGAATGAACAGATCACCAGCGATGTTGCGTCATTACGGAGCAGGGTGGATCGTGTCGTTGGTCGTCGGGATGAAGTATCTCGGCGTATAGGCGACACGAAAACCAATATTCGTAAATTAGATAGCGAGGGCCACCTATGTCAGTTGGTTTCCGAGTTATTTCGTCAATTGATTGACGCAGAAGTGAACGCTGGTGTTCAAGCAGTTGAGGGGCTACTGACGGAAGGTTTGAGTGCGGTCTTTTCAGATCAGCAGATCTCGGTTCGGTCGGAAGTAGGGGTGAAGTACAACAAGGTTTCGGTAGACCTGATCACAACGCAGAAGCAGCCGGATGGCACCATTTCAGAAGGGGATTGTATCGATGCCTTTGGTGGTGCTGTTACAACGGTTCAATCTGTTCTGCTTCGATTGATCGTAGTGATGCGGCGAGGTCTTCGACCCGTCTTGTTTTTAGATGAATCCTTACCCGCTTTTGATGCGAATTATGTGGACGCAATGGGCAAGTTTCTCCGTCTTCTATGTGAGAGGATGGGGGTAGACATTTTGCTCGTGACACACAATCCAGCTTTAGTTGAAGCCTCCCACCGAGCCTACCGAATCCGTCGAACCCCGAAAGGGGCGAAGTTTGATTTGGTGGGTGGGGGATGATGGTTGACCGAACTCTCTTCCACTCGGTCGGGGATAACCCACCCAAGGCAAGACTTCTGTATGGCGTTGGTGCTGTTGAAGGCTTGAAGCTGCTCGAAGACGCTTCGGTCCACACAGTTTGTACAAGCCCCCCTTATTACGGCTTACGAGATTATGGGGCCGGGGATAACCAGCTTGGGTTGGAAGACTCCCCCGAAAAATATGCCGAAGCCTTGGTTGAGGTGTTTCGAGAAATCAAACGAGTGTTGCGGAAAGATGGCACCCTTTGGCTAAATCTTGGGGATAGTTATGCTGGGAGCTATGAGGGAGGATTAAAGTCGAAAGACCTTATAGGCATCCCGTGGCGGGTGGCTTTCGCCCTTCAAAAAGACGGCTGGTATTTGCGTTCAGATATCATCTGGTCGAAACCTAATCCAATGCCAGAGTCGGTCAAAGACCGCCCCACCAAAGCACATGAGTACGTTTTCCTGTTTGCTCATCCAGACAGTGGTGGTCATTACTACTACGATGCAGATGCAATTCGAGAGCCGTTGAAAGGAGCAACCTTTCAACGGAACCAGTATCGTTGGAACAGCCATCAAAGGACTCACGATCCCAATGAAAAGAGAGAGGGTTCCAATAGGGGTGCTCCGATTAGCGAAGATGCCCTCATAAGAGGGGGCAATAAAAGAACCTTGTGGGATGTGCCACCAGCTTCCTTTAAGGGGGCGCATTTCGCCGTGTGGCCCCCGAAGCTCGTTATGCCTATGATCAAGGCGGGGACCAGTGCCTATGGCCGCTGTGCGGCGTGTGGAGAGCCTTTTAAGCGAGTCTCCGAACGATTTGTGGGTCACAGCACATCCTGCCCTAAAACACAGGCGGCCCACGATGCAAGAGGTGGGGCTGGCAATCCTGTAGGTACGGTGGGGAAATCTGGGTCAGGGCGGGTCGATGGGTACTCCCGAACTTTAGGTTGGGAGACAGGTTGTTCTTGTGTTGAAGATAATCCGTGGCCCGAACCTTGTGTGGTTCTTGATCCTTTTTCTGGATCAGCAACCACTGGGGCTGTCGCTCTTCAGTTGGGTAGAAACTATGTTGGTATCGATTTGAACGAGGACTACCTTGATATTGCTTGTTGTAGGATTGAGGGCCGTGAAACCACAACCTCAAAACAAGAGGTTCCCGAAGTAACCATTCTTGATTTGTTTGGAGTTAAGTAATGGTTGCTCCACACACACCGGGATCAGACACTTCTAAAGAAGCCGCTGAAGCTATCGCAGATGTTACGGGAGCACTCCGTCGTCGAGTATATGAGCACATAATTTCTCGTGGCTCCGAAGGCACCACAGACGATGCCGCTGAAGAAACCTTAGAGATGAAGCACACGACCTATACGGCTCGCCGGGGTGAGCTTGTGAAGCAAGGTTTGGTTGCTAATTCTGGTAAGAAGGGGCTAACTCGAAGCGGTCGTCGGGCCGTTCTATGGGTGGCTATCAATTCAGACAATGCGGTTGAGCTTGCCGAAAAAGCTAAGGCAAATCGAAAGAAGCCCGTTAAAGCACCGAAGATCCCTTTAGTGCCAGAGGGCGTTGATATTACGTTACGAGCAGTTCAAGAGCGCATGGTTGAGCGTCTTCAAAGCGGAGATGAGATCAAGTGCCCCTGTTGTGGGACTCGCTTACAACAAGCTCCTTGAAGGTATAGTGAACCATGCGGAATCGAAAAGAGATCCAAAAGAAACTGTCTCAGGTGCGTTTTCGGCACTTGAAGAAAATGGTTCGGACAGGTCTCTCTCGTAGGCCGTGTAATTGCGCCCACAATGTTTCGCTTGGACCAGGGAACACCCCTTCGGAACCTAATGTGGGGGTTTGCGCCTATAAGGTGGCTAAGGGCCAAGAGTACGATGGTGTTTGCGATGAGAAGTTTGGGGGCCGAGCAAGGGCCGCAAGCTGTCCCGTCTTTCAAGCCAATCAAGATGCGGATAGTATCCGAGAGGAATTCGACACCTTTTTGAGCCAAGCGGATTTTGGGGAAATCGCCTACCACTTTCCAGACATGGCCGCCCTACTGTGGGTATTGAGCGAACACCCTAACGATGAAACCCACGATCCCGATAATGAAGGGCTTTCGGAGGACGTTGAGGAAATCATGCCCCTGAAGACTCAGGTGTTCCCACCTGTGGAGGATCTTCAGGCTGACGATAGCCGTTCTCCTTGGTATCTCGAATTATTGAGGAGGTTCCGTGTCTGATCTCTTGAAGAAAGTTGTGTTGAAAACGGGTGGTAGAACTCCATTGATGATGGAGTTCCCAGTAAACCCTGAATTAGCCCCATTTCTGGTTACCGCAGCAGGGAAGTCCAAGTTTATCTGGATTCCCTCATCCAAAGGTCGGGTTCGGGTAGGTGTTCGTAAACAAGATTCGGGCGAGAGGGTCGCCATGAATTTAGACATCATCCGAGAGATCGCTTTGGTGGGGGAGACGAGTAAGTGGGGAAATGTTCACCCGCTCACCTCCGATGGCTTTGAGAAGGCGGTAGAGCACTTGAAGTATTACGGGGTGGAAGACATTGAAGTGCTGGCAAGCGATTCCGGTCTGCCCTTCATTGTGGATTCCCCGGTAAAGGTTTGTGCGTGGTTGCATAAAGGCTGTGCGGTCGTTGTTCCAAAAGACAGGGATTGCGTTGGTGTTTTTGCAGAGGTGGGTAAAGGCTTTTTGGCTATGGTCCACAATCCGAGTCGAGGAGTTGCGGTTTTAGGGGAGCCTTGATGGAAAGGTGGTTACAATCAGGGATTCGTCCATTGGACTCTCAGCTTCAGCAATACTTGGAGAAGCGTGGGGTGTCGGATTCTTTGATCGAAGATTTGGGGCTTGGCCTTTGGGTGCCTCCATCAGAACCCGCACCAGAGGAATCCTTTCGTTTTCGCTACGGTAAGTCAGGGCAAGCCTTAAAGGGCCATTTGGCTATCCCATTACGGTGTCCCAGAGGTCGCCTGGTAGGTTTGGATACCCGTGAAGTCGCAACCAAGAAGATCACAGGCTATCGGCTCCCTAAATCCAAGTGGGTGCCAGTATGGGTGCAAAGCAAGAACGCCGCCGAGCGTTTATGGAAAGGCGGCAGGGCGTGGGTTGTGGAAGGACTGTTCGACCTTGCTGCCATTGAGCGAGTGATCCCATACGGGGACGCTGTTTTTGCCACCCAACGAGCCGCCCTAACAAGGAGTCAGGTAAGGTTCCTTTCTCGACTTTGTTCGGGGGGCTGCATGATCGCTTATGACAATGATGAAACGGGAAGAAAAGGTGCTTTAGGATGGACCGACCCCGATACGGGTCGGCGGTATTATGGTGCCGTTGACGCTTTGACTCGTGCGGGTGTTCCGCATGTTGTCCAGTGCCGCTACATGGGGAAAGATCCTGGCGATATCTGGCTCACACAAGGCGAACAAGGATTACAGACTAATTTCAGTCACTATTAATCGAAGGAGAAGAACGATGGCTACAGAGTATTGGCTTGCGGGAAAAGACACGGGAGTTCCTGAGATCATGGGGAACTTGAAAGCTCACCACCCTGATTTGATCTTGGTGGAAGATGAGATCGCCGTGATTTTCCGTGAGAAATCGAGCAAACGAGGCGGAACGGTAGTTTTGGGCAAGGCTAAAAAGGCTCCAGCATTGGTTGGGGTGCTTGGCGACACGGACTATAAGTTCATTTTGGAATTGGCGTTCGATGAGTGGGATGGGTTGGACAACAAGCAGCGGTCAGCGTTGTTGGACCACCTTCTTTGTGCTTGTCGGGTTGAAGAGAATCCCAACACCGGGGACTTCCGTTGCTTCATCGCTCCCCCTGATGTGAGCTTCTTTTGGGACGAGTTGGATCGACACGGCGATTGGCGGCCTCGGCCTTCAGATGCGGCGGACACTGAAATCAAACAGTTTACGGAAATCTTTTCGCCTTCCGGGGATGCTTGAGTGACCTTTTTCGAGTCTCTTTAGTAAAAAGAGCAGGGGAGAAGGGATGGCTCTTGATACCAAATATCGCCCAACGAGGTTCGATGAAGTCATAGGTCAGGACACTACTGTAAGTATCCTCCGTGAATTTATTCGTTCTGCGTCAGGGCTTAGGCAATCGTATTTGTTTGCTGGTCCTTTCGGGTCGGGCAAGACAACGCTTGGGCGTATTCTTGCTCGGTCTTTACTGTGTGATGCCCCGGTAAATGGGGAGTCTTGTGGGACGTGTCCCTCTTGTGTCGAGATTTTGGAGAACGGGAGTTCTGCGGATTTTGTGGAGGTAGATGCCGCCACCAATTCTGGTAAGGACAATATTCGGAAGATCGTTGAGCAGCTTCAGTACTCTTCCTTTTCGGGGAAGCGTCGGATCTATTTGTTTGACGAAGCCCATCAGCTATCGAGGGATGCTTTAGATGCCCTACTCAAGCCGATGGAGGATGCTTTACCTGGCACCGAAGATAAGCGGCTGGTGTGTATCTTTGCGACCACCGAACCCGAAAAGATGCGAACTACGGTCGTATCTCGATGCGCCCCTCCCTTCATTATTCGTCATGCGTCCGTGGCTGCAATTGCGGATCGGTTGGACTATGTTTGTGAACAAGAGGGCTTTACTTACGACTATTCTGCGTTGGAATTGATTGCCGAACATTGCGAATGTCATATTCGGGACGCTCTAAAAACGATTGAGGGCGTGACTATGTTGGGGGCGGTCACGGACGAAAAGGTTTATGCCTATTTAGGGCTGGCCACTTCTTTGTCCATTTTGACTCTGATTGGGGCCATGGGAACTCAAGACCCTAAAACGGCTGTGTCCTTGGCCCAAGAGTTGTTGGCGCAGGCTTCCCCCTCTGTGCTGTATGAAAAGGTTTCTGACCACGCTCTACGGCTGTATGCCGCAAGTTTAGGGGTCGGCAAACCTCCTTCGTGGTGGCCTTTGGAATTAGTGACCAACCTAAAAGACCTTGGGCCAGCCTTGGTTCACATAGGTTCTTCCTTCGCATCTAAGCCGGGGCGGGTGCCCGCTTCGGCATTTCTCTGCGAGGTTGCCAGTTTGTGTGTACCTTTTGTTCCTGCCCAAGTTGCGGTATCTCCTTTGAATTGTGGGAAGATGAAGAATACGGAGACCCAAGTTTTAGACGTGGGTAAAGTAGTGAACCCGATGAAGTTTCAATCAGCACCCTCTGTAGAGGGGGGGACATTTTTGGACCCACGGGGAGTGAATCCGAACCATGTTGGGGACAGCCGTGTTGAAAACAAAACTCGAACACCCAAAAAACAAACTAACGGTGAGTTGGCGGCGAACGAGTTTGCCGACATTTTTTCTCGCTACCTCAGTGAGTTAGGGAGAAAAAATGGCAGACAAGAGGGACCGTAAAACTTGGGTTATCTTAGAACTCACTCGACAGGGTGAGCAGAAGATAGCTGATGGTAATTTTGAACGTGTCCTTCGTAAAGCCCTGAAGCTCGACCCCGATCACGGTATTTTCATTCCTGCGGCCACCTATAAAAAGGCGGGGCGCACGGTCACACTTCATTTAATGGAAGGCTACGCCTTCGTTGAAAGTGGTTTATTAGAAACCACTTACTTCAAATTGGAAGGACATCAGGACATAAAGCGTATTATGTCCAGTGCTTCTCCCTCAGGCATGAGGATTCCTCACACCCTGTCCGATCTCGAAGTCCAAGCGATGAGAGATAAACTTCGGACAATGGTGATGGGGGATGTAACTCCTGGCTCGATGGTCAACATATCAGATGGTACATACAAAGGAATGGATGGGGAAGTTCTCGATATTGAAGAAGATTATGCAATTCTAAAGATAGAAATGCGGTCTCTCGCTATCGTGACCAAGATTCCTCAAGTTTTTTTGGAAGTTATGGACTAATCGAACCGATAGATAGGGCATAGCCCCATCATCAAAGGAGAACACATATTGTCATGGCATTGGAGAATGATTGACCCTACTGACATAGAGAGTCGTTTCTCGACCGAGGATTCCTTGGCGTATATGGATTCGATTTTCACTGAACCTACTGAAGAGGATTTGGAGCAGATCGAAGATATTCGGTCGGTCCTTGGGAAGCTGCCCCCACGGGAGGCGGATTTTGTCGAGCTTTACTTCTTTCGACACAAGAAGCAGACAGACATTGCCCATATCTTCGGTGTTTCACAACCCACCGTTTGCTACCGCTTGCAACGGGCCACCACTCGGATTCGCTTCTTAATGGAGCTACCCGATGTTGAGCCGAAGAAATTGCGCCGGGACTTACGGGGATTTTTGACCGATCCTATCGATGTCGAAGTCATGGTTGGGATGTACGACACGAAATGTCAGAGCACGGTTGCTAAGAAGCTCAACGTGTCCCAAGGATTCGTTCGACACAGGTTCATTAGAACTATCGAACGGATGGCGGTGGTCCCCACAATGGAGACTTACGCCTCACTGTTTCGAGTGATCTCACAGAATTTGTCGATTTTGCGAGAGATTCGACGCATTGAGAAAGAGGAGACCCCCATCTTCACGGTGGATTGAGGTTGTCGGTTCGTAGCCTATTGGCATTTCTTTACAGGAGAGCCGAAGGAGGCGAACTAAATGAGTAAGCCCTGCAAAAAACGGGTAGTAATGGCCAAGGAGGTAGCCGAGCGATGGCTACAGAGCCATGCTACGCCTGAATACCGTGTGACGGTATATGAAGCAGGGTCATCTAAGCCCATCAAGAACATCAACAATCTGCTGCGATCTTTCAGGGATGGGAAGGCCCGTATCCGAGGGATCGAGCCGATAACTGACCTTGGTATGGGTAAAGAAGAAAACGCTGGTTCCCTTACGATCTGGTCCTCCAATCATTCCGAATTGGTGAAGCTCGATAAGTGGCTCACCGACCGAGGGTATCTGACTACGGGGATCTGGTAGATGGCTCTGACAAGGTACAAAACAGAATCCACGTATCGCTCCATCACGGCTTTAAGTGAGGAGTACACATTCACTGTTGTTCAAGACATTTCAGGGGTCGTTTCCGTCCGTAATATTATTACGCCCCAAGGGTCGATTGCTGACGCTTACATCGAGCTTCCACAAGAAGTGACGGACGACATTCAGACCGCCATGGCTGAGTTGGAGGATCTTATGGCATCTTCATCTGTAAGCGGGACGCTTGAATTCGACACTGAGGCATCTAAAGATGTTGTCTTTTCATCGGCCCTAAACGCCGCAACCTATCGAGTCCATGTTTCGGTTGGCGAGTTTGTCCCTATCCGGGTCACAAACAAGACCATTACGGGCTTCACTGTCGAGCTTGGCGCAACCTTCACAGGTTCCGTTGGCTATGACGTGTTCGTGTAGGAGTTGAGATCATGGCGCAAGACCCAATCCAGTTAGACGCAATCCAAATAGAGGCTTCCAGTGGCGACACCCTGACGATTTCTCGTTCAACCGATGGCGACCTTGAGTTTGTCGATGCGAAGGTTACGGACGGGATCGGGCTGGCCCGCCTTGCGGGAGTTACCGCCAATGCGACTGTCTTGGTGGTTGGGGACAATGCTCAATACAGCACAATTCAAGACGCTGTGGATGCGGTTTCGGCCACTTCCAGCGCAACAAATCCCCACACAATCCTTGTAACCTCTGGAACTTACAGCGAAAACATCACTATTGATAAGGATGGGATCAGCGTTGTTGGGATCGGTAGACCTGTAGTTTCCGCAGCAGCGGGCGACACGTTCACCATCCAGGCTGGTGTTTCCACCACCCCCAAAACTTTAGATTTGGTGGATCTACGAGTTCAGTCATCTGAGGACTCTTCCTCGTGCGTTCGAGTAATCGGCGGGGCGGGATCGACAATCGGAGAGGACCGTATTCGTATTCAAAACTGTGAACTGCAAGCGTCGGGAGTAGGTTCTCGGCCTTTGCGAGCTTCCACTGTGGGCAACATTGTAGCGGTGGGGGGCGATTGGAACCCTGTGGCAACGACTTTGATTGAGATTGACCAGTGTGCCAGTGTCCTTCTCAAAGGCATCCAGCGACTTTCTGACATTCAGATTGCTTATACGACCGCTTCGGCGGTGTCCGATATTGCGGCCACCAGCCACCGTATTGAGGAATGTGGTGAAGTGGGAGATGTTCTGATCAACCTAACTGGTGGGAATTCTGTCGTTATTGCCGGATGCCCGAATGTTGGGGATGTAACTATTGGTGGAGATAGGTCGGCACGGGTAATCGGCTGCATGATTGGGGATTTGACCCTGAACAACACCGTAACTGCTGTTTCCGTGGGATCGTCTCACGGGGATCTGGCGGGTGACGGGACGCTTTCAGAGAGTGGTTCCACAGGAGAAATCGCCTTTGCTGCGAGTGCTGCTGAAACCGTGACCTTTGCTGTCTCCCAACCTGATAATCAATACTTCGTTTGTACTGAGTGTTCTATGAACGCCGCACCCGCCATTGGAGCGAAGACAAGCGAAGGCTTTACAATCACTTTCGATGGGGTTCAAACGGGTACGGTGGGCTGGTCAGTTGTACGGAGCACACTATGAGCTTAAGAAATCAGATCATTAAGCTGGCTTATGAGCATCCAGAATTGCGGAAAGACCTTCTTCCATTAGTGAAGAAGGGGTCAGAGGCGTATGACACAGACGAGTGGGCCAAGGGGCTTGAACAACTTGTAGACAACCCTTTGGACGATTTGATGAAAAAGTCTCGTTACTATGATGGGACAGGACTGCATGAGGCCATTTTGTACTCGATTACGGGTAACACGGGCTATCCCAAATCAATGAGGAAGGCGGTCCATGGGGTGCTTGCGGCTTTCCAGCGGGATCTTTTGAAGATGATGGATCGTTGGGATGCTCATCAGAGAAAGATTGGTGTGGATTTCCATGAGTGATTTTGGAGGCAGAAAATGAGCGAATTTTGGGACGAACTGACAGGTAACTATGTTGCCAGAGTAAACGAGGCTATCGACTCTCATTTGAAGGGTAAACAGCTTGGTGACGCTCGAACGTCCTCCATGCAAGCCTTGACCGACAAGGGCCGTGCGGCCCATGCGATCCCTCTTCCCGTAGCGGAAGGTACACGGGTCGCCTTCATCGTGAATGTCGGCTCTGTTCTTTCATACCCCGACCCTCCCGAAGCAGGCACGATTGGCACGGTTGTCCGAGTTCATACGTCGCTTGGTAATAAGACCAGCCATGATGAGATGGTTTTTGTACGGTGGGACGGTAACCATGATGTAATGCCCGTGGATCGGCGGCATCTTCGAGTAGATAAGATGCGAGTCGCCAGCCTTGGGGATCTTAGTGAGTTCTTATTGGTTGCTGGCAACCAAGTTGAGGGCGAGCTTGTTCATAAATCTACGGACGATATGTGGTCCCTCCAGCAAGACGGTGATGCTTGGGTCATTGAACGTCTGTTCGAGGAATCTGATGGTCCGCTTCAAACATAAATCTGGCCCTGCCCGTCCAACGGTAAAGTCCCTATCTATAGTCGATTGTAGAAACGGAGGTTTGCCGTATGGCCGATAAACGCAATAGGATGGCGAGTCGTGTAGTGACACGGTATCTGCGCTCAAAAACAGCCGCTATGTCCAAGACAGCGGGTGAAGTTCGTTTCATCAAGGACCGTGGTTCAGATGAGAAAAACTGGGCCTACGCCGATACAGGGCCGTCCGAGCGAGATTTGAATGTTGAGTTTGAGTTTTCACCCGCTCGACTAAAGCCTTTGGCGAAATGCCTTCGTTCATGTCTTATGGCCTTGGGCCACACACAAAGCTCTTATCATGAGTTTGCGAAACTCAAATCAGCCTTGATCTCACCAGACGGCAATCTTGGCGGTAAGGGCTATATTCAAGAAATCCGTGCGATGCGACGGCAGTTTATGAACTGCTCCGAAGCCCTTTCTTCCCTTACGGACACCTTGTACGACGAAATCAATGCTCCCCATTGGTCTATGGATAACCCTACCGTGGATCGACAGAGGGATGAGGTCAAAGACATCATGGAAGATGTGGAGGAGATCAAAGAGAATCCAGAGGCCGCCGCCGATGAGGTTGTTGAAGATCAATTTTCAGGTAGGCAAGCCCACAGGAAAACCGCCGCCATCAATCGAGTCCTTGGCCGAACTAATGGGAGAACCAAATGAGTAAGAAAAAAGCGAAGCAGAGCGAGTCTCATCTCCCCGATGGCGGCCATGTCCCAACTTCCGGTTTCAATTACGGCTTAGACGGCTTTGATTTTGATATGGATTACGGAGACGGCGTTGAAGACGGGGCCGTGTTACCTGAAGCCTACGGCATGGCCGAGCTTCCTGAAGGCATCCTTCCCGAAAGCCCCGATGAAAAAGATGCTGAAGCTGGACCCCCTTCCGCCCCCAGCAACTACACAGGGCCAGCCGTCCAAGTGAAGCAGCGCAGCGGCCCCCTCCATAAACATATGGGCGATCCTTGGGGACTGCTGGCTTCTGGTGCTGTTCTTTCAGAGGAAGAGAACTCGCAGCTTGGGAAGAAATCCTCCCTCGCCAATCTCGATTGGCTTGATCCCTCGCTCGAACAAGATGAAGACAGGCTTCCTGTCAATCCTGTGGATAAGGCTCAGGCTGCTCTCCAACAAGCGTGGGTAGAGACTCGAACAAACGGGTTGGAACTGATTCCTAATCGGAACAAAGAGGTTGAGCGGTATCAAGCTGAAGTTCGTGATCCCGGCCAAACATCAGGGCTTCCAGGCTACGACAATGTAAAAGCCGCCATGCAAAAAGCTATGCGGCGATCCGCTTGTGGTTATTCGATGGAGGCGTTGCTGAAAGAAGCCGCCGAAGAGCTTGAAACTCCCGACACCACGGCACGGCTTTTGGCTGGCCTGATTTCAGAGGAGCACGGTTTAGCTGGAAACGTGTTTATTCGAGCGTCAGCCTTTCCTGGGATGCACAACGGAAAATGGGACTCTCTCATTAAGACGAAGTGTGCCTCCGCCGCCTATATTTTGGCAGAGCCAAACACGAAGATGGCCGCTTTTGAGAACTACCTCGGTAAGCGAGTTGTTCTTGATATTCCTTGGAAGGAAGCGTTGAGGGTTTATGCCCCACGACTCAAAGCCTTGGGCATCAAGGTCGCTGGTTCGGACCCTCGCACAGCCCTTAAAACCGCCTTTACTACGAAGCCTACGAGGAAGCCGAGGCGCAGAGAAGCCTTTACGACACACAAAACGCCCGTAGAGTCGGTCAGTATGGCCGAGGCAAAAGAGAAGTTCTCGGCTTCTAAGAAGCAAGCGCAAGCTAAGATTACGGGCGATACGCTGGACACGGTGTTGAAGACCCGTGCTCAGAAGCATGTCCTTGAGTTGGTGCGGAATGGTTCACTGACGAAAAAGGCCGCTAAAGAGATCATCAATAGTGGGGCGAGTCCTAAAGAGATGCTTCGCTTTGCTACCGCAGCGGCCTTTCCGACAGCGGGTAAAGACTACAAGCCGAGTGGCATCCATACGAAGGATGTAGGTCAGGCTCGTAAGCTCAAGCATGAGTGGGCCAAGAAGGTCACGGCTGACTTGAAGAAAAGCAAGTTGGATCAGGCCAAAGAGCATGTTCAGGCTTTGGCGGATAAGGCTCAAATCACACAACGACAAGCGGATAGGCTACTCAAGTCCAAGCGTAATGCGGGCGAGTTAGTACACGCTGCATCTGCGGTGGTGGCTTTGAACAACTCGAAGCGTGGCGAGATTACCGCTACACCTGTTCGAGAGTATTCGGAAGCCATTTACACAGAGGCGATCCCAGAGAGTCGAACCACCAAAACCAGTAGCGTAGATGTTCGGAAGCTCGTTAAGTGGTCTCGGATTCAGATGTCTGAGGGCGTGTTGGGCAAGGATTTCGACGACCTTCTTTCCGCTCGCTTTTCAAAGCGTTTGGTAGAGGCGGCTGGTCATGAGCTTATTCAGATTCGTGAGGCCCACGAGGGCCTTTCAGGGCAAGTTTATGTAGACACCGAAGCCTACGCCACTCCCGAAGGAACCAAAGGCTGTGACAGGGGCGCAGACAGGCACAGAACGAACGGCTTGAAGTTCGCTTTGTGTATGCCTCGATGTGGGACTTGTAAGTTCGCAAACAAACTCCCTGACGGGCTTTCTGTTTGTCAGAAGTACAATAAGATTCTGGTAGAGGAAGCTCCGGTTGAGAACCCGAAGAAGTATCAAGCAGAGGCTCTTCGGCTTGCCAGAGCCAGTGATGCAGAAATCACGGCTTCTTTGTTTTCGGGCTACGACCCATCCGAGTTTCAACTGTCGAACGATTCCATGACAGGGTTCGATTTCAACGACACTCCCGAACACGAAGAGTTGGCGGGGGTGTTCTTTGGTGGGATGAGCCTTGGGGAAGATGATGAGTAGACTTGCTGCCAGAGTTGCGTCACGACACCTAAAGAAAGCCTATTTGGTAGGTGTCCCTACGCACGTTCATGCAGCACAGACTATTCTTACGGTAACTCTCGCAACGCTTCGAGGGTTGCGGTGGATGCACTGGTCAGCGCATTGGTCAGCAAAAGGCCAATCCAGCTATGGGGATCACCAGTTGTTTGAGCGCATGTATAACCAGATGACGGGAGAGATTGACCAGCTTGCCGAAAAGTGTGTTGGGCTATTTGGCCCCGATTCGGTCAGCCCTTTCTCCCAAATGGATAAAGCGCAAGCACATATCTCAAGGTTCAAAGAAGTGGATTGCCCGCTTTTGAGAGCTTTGGCGGGGGAAGAAGACCTACAAGTCACGATTCGCACTGCCTATGACCTACTAAAAGGCATGGATAGCCTGTCTCTTGGTATGGATGATTATCTAATGACATTAGCAAATCAACATGAGGTCTTTATTTACCTGTTACAACAACGAATGACAGACTCCGAAGGCCGCCCAGGAATTGAAAAACCGCCCTACGATTTTAGTCTGGTGGGTGAACCCATAGGAGACATCGAATGACACGCAAAACAAAAGGTCGCTTTGAAATTATCTCCCCCGCATTGGGGACAGTGACCTATCAACACATTGATCTCGGTGGGGGGAAGGTTATCAATGCAAATTTGACCGGAAACCCCACCGCCTGTGAAGCTACCCTTACGGTAATCGCAACGAACGCCATTTCATCAAAAGGTTCCCGAATTACATTAGGGGACATTGAACTGGTTGAAGGCACTCATTGGGAGATTGCCGGTAATGTGAACGATACCGCTTCAAATATCGCTGATGCGATTGGAGCTACCCTTAATGACGGTATCGCAGGGTTCAGCGCAGTGGCGGTAGATGCTGATGTGACCATTAGTGGTCCAAACGGCCCCCAAGATATTACCTTGGAGTTGGTCGATTACACAGAAAACCTCACGCTTGATCCCACCACAGGGGTAATGTCTGAAGGCTCCCCGGCTATTACGGGGCCAGACTTCTAACCTGTGGAGAGGGAATGGCAGCCAACAAAAAGCAGACGAAAGAAGAGCGTTACCGCCTGCTTCGGATGTGTCCAGACGATGCTATGCGGGTCAAAGTTACCGATGAATTCGGTAAAGAGAAGTACCGCAACCTTCAAGATGTCATCGAAACGGATGTAATCCAGACAGATAAGAAGGGCGCACCCATCACAATGAAGGGTAAGCCGGGACGGAAGTATGCTCCCCGATCCGCCCCCATAGCGAACGAGGCGGTTGCTAACTCCATTCGTCGGAAGGATGCGGCCCGTGATTGCGATTCCATTTTAATCGCTACACAGGAAGCCCCTGAATCCCCTGAGGTGCTTCGTAATGTGATGTCCGAACTGGCGGAAGAAGCCGCCAGTTTGAAGTTTGAGCGAGAAGAAGCCGAACGAAAAGGGGATGCCACATCACAACTATCCATCCGTCGAGCACGGATTCTTCAAGCGGTTGGAGACACTTGGCTTAAGCGAAAGTCTCAGTTGGCCCAACAAGCCTTGGATGTAGACGGCCCTGAGTTTGGGGCGGTGTTTGAGCTTTTGGTGGAAACCTTCAAAGAATCAATGTTGGAGTGTGGTTCTCGCCCTGAAATGGTGGAGACTGTCATTTCTAAGTTTGCAAGTAAACTCGATGACGAGTGGAAAGCCGAGGCGAGTAAGCGTGTGAAGGAGGCTTAGGGTGGCCCTTTCAGATATCGCTAAATCTGCTGGAAAAGTAGACGCTTCTTTACAGAAAGACGCAAACATCATTGAGTTTGTAGAGTCCTCTTGGGGCTTGAAAATGAAGCTGTTTCCCATTCAGCGGATCATTCTCAAGATCCACTATGGGCTTGAATTGGACGATACAACCACATTCAAGATTTCCGATTGGCGCAGAGAAGACTTCAAGGACTACACCGAGAAAACATATCTTGAGTGGTTGTATGATGAGGGCCGATGCAACATTCGGGAGGTGGTGCCGGGGCATGAGCGACGAGAGATGATCCTGAGTATTGGTCGCCGTTCTGGAAAGACCCTTCTCTCATCCTGTATTGCTGCTTATGAGACATACAGGCTGATTAAGAAAGAGAACCCTCAACAGTATTACGGATTGCCCGCATCTAATAACATTCAGATCATTTCGGTTGCTACAGATAAGGATCAGGCGGGCCTTTTATATCAAGAGGTGTCAGGCCATTTTCGCAACACGGCGTTTTTCCATCCCTATACGGCAAACAATACGATGTCTTATGCGAGGTTTCAGACTCCAGACGATATCAAGAGGTATGGGACTTATGCGGATGACCCCAATGCAAAAGCTACCCTTAAGGTAACTTTTCGCTCCTGCGTAGCCAAAGGTTTGCGTGGTGCAGGTAACTTGGTGGTGATTCTTGATGAGGTTGCCCACTTCACAGACAAGGGGCAGTCCGGGGCCGAAGCGGTCTATAACGCCGTAACACCCTCTACTTCAGCGTTCTCGCCCAAAGACCCGACCGATTCTCGGATTCCAATCGGCCCTGTAGAGGGCCGTATCATTTTGATTTCCTCCCCTTTAGGTCGCCAAGGCCAGTTCTACAAACTGTTCCAAATTGGAATGAGGGGTGGGAAGGCTGCGGAAAACATGCTGTGTGTTCAGGCCCCTACATGGGAAGTGAACCCAACGGTTCCCGCCACAGAGTTTGAAAAGCACTACATCAAAGACCCGAACGTATTCTTTACGGAGTACGGCGGTGTTTTCACTGACCGAACAAAAGGTTGGATTGAGCGGGAGTCTGATCTTATGGATTGCGTGATCCCAGACCGTAAAGCTCGCACAGGGGCCAAATCAAAGGCCCCCCATTTTGTCGGGATCGACCTTGGCCTTGTAGGTGACGGCACCGCTATTGCTATTGGACACATAGACACAAACAATAAGATTGTGGTGGATTTGGTGGACAGCATTAAAGCGGGTGAGGGGCAGTACGCCGATAAAGATCGTCTTGAGTTCGATGACGTGGCCGATTGGATTCTTGCGTTGAGTAAGAAGTTTTACTTCTCGGAGGGTCTTTTTGATCAATGGGCGGGGATTCCTTTGGAGCAGGCCCTTATCAAGCGAGGTTTGAGGAAGCTCCGTTCCGAGGCGATGACGAAACCTAAAACCAGTGAAATGTTCAAGAACTTCAAAGATATGCTTTTCGATAAAAGGTTGGAGCTATACGACCACCCGATCCCCGAAGGCGAACAGCACTGTGCATACATAAAGGAGCTTTTAGAGCTTCAAGCCCACTACCACTCAAAGTTTGTGACTACGGTGGAGGCCCCCAATACAGAAGGGAAACACGATGATATGGCGGATGCTCTTTGCCGAATGATCTGGCTTGCCTCACAGCATTTGGGGAACCAGAAGTACATGGTGGGCCATCGAGGGGGCGTTAACAACAATGAGGCTTCTATAACAAGGCACAGAAGGAAGGCCCGACTCAAGGCTATGCGAGGTGGCTCACACGAGTCTCGGCAAGTGCCTGGGAAGAAGAGGAGATAAGATGCCCAACAAAGACCCCACTGATCCTGTACGGGCTGATTACCGTCTTATCAAAGATTTCATCGATAAGTATGGTCCTGATGCCGTGCATATTGGGGCCGAGTATGATGAGATCATACGGGTGTTTAAGCGGGCTGGTGGTTCTTGGAGAAGGCTCTTTTCAGGTAGTGTTCCCCATATTACTCTCTTGAAGAAAGTTGTGAAAACGGCTTACAAGACAGGGCATATTACACGGTCAGGGTTTAAGTCGGATGAACCTCGAAAAGGTCGTGGGTAGCCGAGGGTATTGTGGAACATGGGAAAACTTCGAGCCAGACTTGCAAAGAATGATGTGGATCGAGAGGCACTTGGTCATATGGCCAGTGCCGAGAATTCCCTTCGTCAAGCCTTGGGAGTATATTCCCAAGCGTCAAAGACGGCTTCGGGCCAACAAAAGCGTAGGTTGAAAGACATTCATCGCCACCTTAAAAATGCGTTAAATGCCCTGTCCTCTGCTCGGCCAATGGCCCCTAATTATGATTTGGACGATCCCGACTTGCAAGACAGGGTTGTTGATCGGGCCACTAAGGGACGTGAAGCATGAGTAGAAAGATCGAGGAACAAGAAGGCAAAGAGGTAGCCAAGGTTCCAAATCGTGCGAAAGTCACGACAGGGAAGCCGAGAAAAATCGCAACGGGCGGGATCAAGATGGCTTCTTTCCCACAAGTGGGTGGAAGCATGACTGGGGCGGGGGGCAACTTTTATAGCCCTGAGCTTTCGACAGACTTCTTGGAGCTTCCTCAAAGTCTTGATGAACAGCGTAACTACTATCGCTTCTTTTATCGGGCCGACCCTTTTGTAGGTCAAGCGATTGACCTACACACAGAGCTTCCCCTGAGCAAACTTCGGTTGAATATCCCGAAAGCGGAAGATCACCAATTAGCGGAGAAAGCGTTGGCCTTTTGCCAGAAATGGTCAAAGAGCACGGGGCTGCTGCATCGGCTGATTGAGATTGTCCATGACTATCATTTGATTGGAGAGGTGTTTATCTTTGTTGAAGACACCTCCCCGGACATGCCCCAAGATATTCGACAAGAAGAAGTCCGTGTTTTGAATGACGAGACTCAAGAGGTGGATGTCCAATGGCACGAGCGACCAGACGCAGATGATCGAGCCGTTACTTGGCTAAAGGAGAACTACAATGGTTGGACTGCCATTCGTATATTGCCTCCCGAACAAGTCCACATGGAAGCGTTTCCTTTTACGGATGAAAGGATTGTTGAGCTTATCCCTGACTCGAAGACCAAGGATCTGATCAACCAAGCGGATATGGGCGACTCCAACGCCAAGCGTGTTGTGGATTCGATGCCCTCCGATGTGGTCAATTCAATTCGAGGCGGCCAGAACATTTCCTTGAACACAGACCCCGAAGCGGGGTCGTTCGTTTACTACATGTCCCGCAAAAAGAGCCAATACGAGGCCCGTGGACACTCGATCCTCGAACGCTGTATCCGAACATTGGTGTTTAGGGACAAGCTCCGACAGGCTCAGACTTCTATCGCCAGCCGCCACATGACCCCCATTCGAGTGATTTATGCCGAAGGTATGGATATTCAGGATGTTGAGGAGTTACGGGATCAGGTGGACCTATCTCTACAAGACCCCGACTACTCAATCATCGCCAACTTCGAGATTCGTTGGGAAGAAATGGGGGCGGATCAACGCCTGTTGGATTTGACCACTGAGTATGACCTGACTGACCGCCAGCTATATGCGGGCCTTGGGGTAACGGAGTCTTTGCTTTCAGGTGAGTCTTCGTATTCGGGGGATAGGATCAACCTTGAGGTGATCAACACTCGCTATATGTTGCTTCGGGAACTCCTCCAAGATTTCATTGAAGAGTACGTTTTCAAGCCGATGTGTGCTCGCATGGGGTTCGTTGAGACGGATGAGGACGGGTTGGAGAATGTGATTTACCCTAAACTCTCGTTCACTCGATTGGCCTTGCGGGACAACTCAGATACTTTCGATGCCTTGTTCAACCTTTATCAAAAGGGAAGTCTCGATATCGACATTATCTTGGAGTTGCTAAATATCGACCCAGAGACAACCAAGCTCAAACTACAACGGGATCTATTCACTTTGAACGACTCCTCTTTCAATGAGGTTATGCGGTCAGTGTACAGTGAGGTTGGTCGGGCTTTGGCCGAAAGCTCTGATGTGGCTCAGAAGGTCGCTGAGAGCATGGGCTTGGAGTACGAGAAGAAGGACGATGGCGGTAGCCGCTTCTAATACAGGTGTCCTCCATAGTCTGCCTATCATCTTTCAACGGTAGGTGTATTACCGACCGATGAAGGATGCTTTTGTGACCCTTACCACACAACATAAAGACACAGTTCAAAGGGTTGTCTCAGCCTTCCACAAGAAATCTGTGTCCAGCCAACACTCGACCGCTCTAATGCGGTGGATGGCAGAGGCTGTGGGCCGTCTTGGTCCTGATGTGGGAAAGCATGTGTATGTGGTGGGCGGGGCTGTCCGAAACTTCGTAATCGACCAACCCATTAAAGATGTGGATATGGTCATAGACTCAAAACACTTGGGTAAAGACTCGGCTTGGCTCGCCAAGCGGTTAGAGCGCATGATTCCAGCCTCTACGGAGTTGATCACGGACAACTACGGAGTTGCCAAGATTGTAGTGAAAAGTTCGTGGGTTGTGGACGGTGTGGACCTCAGTGAGTTTAGTGCCGAGGGCGATGCTGCCATTGAGATCGTTAACGCTCGGTCAGAGACTTATTCGGACGATTCCGGCGGGGGGTACAAACCCTCTGTTGAATGGTCTGGGATCAAAGAAGATATCATGCGGAGGGACTTCACCTTCAACACGTTGATGTGGCGGCTATCGGATTTAGCGAAGGGTCCAGATAAAGCCGAGATCATTGATATGACGGGTTGCGGCTTGGAGGATTTGAAGGCAGGTGAAGCACGTTGCCCCCTTGACCCTGACACGACTTTTCAAGATGACCCGACTCGAATGCTTCGAGCAATCAAGTTCTTGGTCAAATATGGCCTGAAGATACCACCAGATACCGTAGCTTCAATCCGCCGTAAGCGGATGGCCCTCCTGAAAGTAAGCCCCTCTCGTGTGGCCCAGGAGTTATTCAAGCTATTGGAAGAGAATACGTGGAAACAAACATTGGCCCAACTTGACCGTTTGGGGTTGATTGAGCCGCTGAAGGTGATGCTTCAAAAGGACAAGATGTTTGCCGCCACCATGAAAGGGAGGGCTGCGAAATTGCCAGTTCAGTTTTTCTTTACGTTGACCGACCTCGGCCTGCCCGTTCGCCACGATCTCGGATTTCTTGATGCGGCGGGCCGTAAGCGGGTTGCTGATATTGCGTTTGAGATGACCCGTGAGGAGCAAGACCATCTTGTTTCGGCTTTGAAGAATCCCGGTAATGCCATCAAAGATAAGAGCTTCATGCCAATGTTGGCGAAAGAGAAGGGCATTGAGAAAAAGGATTTGAAGTCTTTTTTCCCAAGAGTACAGGAGCTTTCTCGCTTGGTTCTTTTAGAGAACCCGGAGCTTTTGAAATCCCCAAATCAGTTGAAAAGTGAGATTCGCCGTTCAGTAGACAAGTTGCGGTTAGCCAGTTTGCTTCCGATTATGTCGCCGTGGTTCAACCTTCGAGAAGTGGTCAAACAATGCGTTTTATTGGAGGATCACCTCTTTCATCCCCGCAAACGCTGTCCAGATTGTATAGCGAAGCATTTTTTGACTATCGAAGGCTTTTTAGAAGAGGCCGTTACGCTCGATAAAATCAACGAGGTTTGGGAAACAAACCAAACAGATTTATCGCAGATGGCGGATCGTATTCGATTGCTTCAGCGGGCATGGTTGGAGGAGTCCGACCCCCAATGGATAGCGCAAGCCCTTCGCTCAATTCGGAAGGAACTCGACCCCACTGCTCTTTTAGGTGTTTATCGACAGGCTAATATAGAGCGTGTTGTAGATCGCTCGTATCCGTGTCCTCATGAAGAAACACTGAAAATGGGTGGTTTGAAACGATGGTTGATGAACCTCTTGTCGAGAGCGACAACGGTGAAGGCTGTCCACGATTGGGGCGTTGCTGACGTTACGAAAGGCTCTCATGACATTGGAGGAATGATCCCCCAAGGATTTGTTTGGCAAATCGGTAAGGAGTGGTGGGCTTCCCCCGGAGATTCAAACACCCCTAAACGCTTCACCAACGAATCCGCTGCGGTCAACGCCGTTCGCTTTCATAGGGTAGCGACAAAAACTCTCGCTGAGAAAGAAGACGAAGAAGCGGGCCGCCTTGTGCGACCCTCTCCGAAGAAGAAGCCCCCACGCAAAGACTTACGAAAAGAGCGTGTGGATGCGGAAGATTCGGACGTTGAGGATCTTGGGGCTGAAGGCGATGACGATTTGAGCATGAACTATAAGCGAATTGCTCAACGGTGGCTGACTGCTGACGGGATTGAAGAGTTGGGGGATGACGAAGGCTTCAAAGCCACTAAAGGGGATAAGACCGAACACTTTTCAACACGAGAAGAAGCCGAAGCATGGTTGGCCGAAGACCCCGGAGAAGATGACGATGAAGGCGGGGGTGGAGAAGAAGAAATCGGGGACGGGCCAGAGGTAGCTAAGGTCGATTCGGAAGAGTCGATCCCAGAAGGGCTTAAAGGGCTTTTGGATTTAGAGGCGTTTGATGACCCCGAAACAGACTTTCCAAGGCCAGATGTGTCTGTGTCCGGTCCCGTTGATGGGAAATACACAATCACGGTTGATCATGTGGACGGAACAAAAGATGAGGTGTCTTTAGACCCGTCTACCGAAGAGGGTTTAGACCTCTTACAAACATTTCCTGAACAGGTCATTGAAACCCAAAGGGTCAAAAACAAACAACACGTTGAGGAAGAATTAGCGTCTCGTGAAGAGTTGGCTTCTCGATTAGAGGCTTTGCTACCAGACTTGGTGGAGGCGTTGGAGGAAAACGCAATCTTGTCGGAAGCGTTTGACTTTGGAGCTTTCGAGGCCGCTTTTGAAGCTGAAACCGAAGGGTTGAAGCAAAACCCTATGAAGCTCATCGATGCACGGGCAGCTTTGAGTGGGGAGTATGCGGCAGAGAGGTTTTTTGAGGATGAGGGTTCCCCCGCAGCTTTTATAGGGGAGGCCCTTGCCCGTGCGGAATATGCCAAGAAAACCTACTTTAACCCAGCTAAAGACCTTTCAGACCCTAAAGATAAGTCAGAACTCACAAAAGATGCTCGCTTCGCTCAGGTTTCCTCAACCATAGAAGATTCTCGGAAGTATTCTGGGGACGACCGCCAAGTGCTTGTAATGGCGTTAGAAGCAGAGGCCGATACTTTACCTGAGAGGTCAAAGCGAGTCGCTGAGATTGAAGCCAGAATTGAGGGTCACCATTTAGCGGCGATCCTTAAAGGACATGAATCCCCCGGTGGGGTGTCTCCGAGTAAAGAAACCAAACGGTTTGTTCGGAAGATGGCAGAAACAGAGGACGGCCACGCCGCCTTATGTACCCCATTACAAGAGTGGCATACCCAAGAGAGTCGTGAGGTCTTTTTTGCAGTCATGGAAGAAGTTCCAGACGAGCAGTTTCAAGATTTCTTCGATTCGGCCACCCCGTCCGGGATCATGGCGGGCCGAGTTCCTTTGGGACATGACCCAGAAGAAAGAGGGACGTTACGAGATTGGGCGATGGCAATGGCGTTGGATAGCATCACAGTGTACTCCCCCCTGCTCGCTGAAATAGGCTTACAAGAGGAAGATGGGGGCGATTTCGCATACTTAGAGGCGTGTAAAGGTCTGATTAAAGAGGCTCACGACAATTTGCTCAACGAAGAAGAGCCACCGGAGGACATTGGGGGGACACTTCGGAAAAGTATTTCCGCCACCGTCCTCTCGATTTTCGCTGAAAAAAAGCAAGACCAAGAGAAATTGTCAGATGACCTATTTCTTTTGGCGGATAAAGTTCGGGAACACGCCGACACAGGCAACGCCGAAGCATTGTCACAAAAGACGCTTCCGCCCCCGCCCCCTCCATTCGGGGGAAGGCGGAAAGAAAATAAATGAAGTCTCGGTTCAATGGCTTTCCTATATCACCGCCCTTTTATTGAGGGCTACCCATGTGAAAGGTGAGCCATCTTTCGCAGGGGTATTCTCCTGCGTAGACCTTTAGGGAACAACTAATTTTTAGGAGGATACATCATGGCCCTAACAAAAGAAGCCGCACAAGCTATTACCGCCGATCTGGACCGTCTGGCCCAACTCTTTGAGGCAGACCACAAAGCACTTGGTATTCCAACCAATGTTGCGAAGGACTTCGCATACCGATGCGATCTGCTTTCCGACTTCGTTGAGAAGCGTTCCAATGAGGAGTCTGACTCCATTCAGAAGGAATTCAATCAGGAAGTGGATACTCAGCACGAGTCGGATGAGCCTTATATGGCCACTAAGACCCATCAGGATGAGCTTTATGAGCTTGGAAATATGGTCGAGAGTGGTGGTCTTGGCAAAGCAGCCCTAAAGGAGATCGCCGCAAAAGTCGCTGAACTCTTGAAGGCATCCGATGAGGATGAGGACGAGAAGGACGCTGATGACGAGGAAGAAGAAGATGCCGACAAGAAGGCAACTTTGGTCAACCTTGCTAATAGCCTCCTCCGATTGGCTGGTGACGACGAAGACGCTGACGAAGGCGACGAAGACGCTGACGAAGGCGACGATGGGGATGATGAGGACGCTGATGAAGGTGGCAAGGAAGCCTCTTTCGCTCACGGTTATGCCCTTTAGGAGTTCCCGTGAAGCAGGCCAGCGGACAAACCCATTATCAAGAGCGGGCTACTGAGTTTGCCGTAGGGGATTATGTAGTCCCTTTCGGACATGGCTTGGATGTCGTAGGGACCATTGTGGCTCTCTACCCCGCTATTGGTATGGCTGATGTGCAGACTGCGTGGGGTGCCACACGGTATCCTGTTGAGGATCTGCAACGGACTAACCCTGATATCTGGCTCGCACCTCCGAAGACCAACTCTGTTCCTGGCGGAGCAGGTACTGTTCCCGCCAAAAAAGCCGCAGCCTCTCCAGAGAGGGTTGCTTTGTATTGGAAAACCAAAGATCGCCAGTATCACGCTACGAAAAGTGAGTGTGATTCGGGCGTTTACGGGTGTCCTCGATGCAAAGAGGGTGGCTTGAAGAAAGCAATCTATAAGCGTAGGGAAGGTGCCAGTGAGCACCTATACGCATGTCCTAATTGCATGTTCTTGATCAAGAACTTGGACATTCACATGCACGGGGGCGAATAGTATGGCTTTTCTAAAGTATGCGAAGGCGAAAGTAGTATCTCCACAACTCTCTCCGAAGAGTTGGCAGAAGATTCGCACAGCGGCACAGGACACAGAACTTGCTACGAAGGTTTCCGCACGAGCGGCGGAGCTTCTTGGGTCGAGCTTTGATCCCAAAGATCACCTTTTGACCCATGCGACGATTGTTTGCTCGGTGGATGTTGAAGATGTCCCCGGAGTAAAGGTCGGGTCTTCTCAAGAAGATGGTCAACAAGTGGTCCGTAACTATACGGATTATAGGATCGTTCCTGATTGCGATAAGTTCATCAATAATAATCTGGATGCTTGGAGCCGTGAGGTTCTAATGAAGTCCTACAAGACTTTCATTGGGGCGCATAACTTCGTTGAGCATGTTCAGATTGAAAACCTGTCGAAAGGCAGGATCATTGATGCGGTTGCTCGTGATATTGGGGACAGCGTTTACATCGACATTCTGATTGCCACCAATCGCAAACACACTGATTTAGTAAAGGCGATTGAGAATGGCAGAATGGCAGCTATGTCGATGGGCTGTTCGGTGGACTTTACCGTATGTACAAAATGCGGAAATGTTGCCGCCGATGAAACCGAAATGTGTGGTCATATCAAATACGAAAAGGGGAATACCTTTTTTGATGATCAAGGCCGCCAACATCGGATTGCTGAACTCTGTGGACATCAAACCCTTGATCCCACAGGGGGAGTGACCTTCATCGAAGCCAGTTGGGTAGCAACTCCCGCATTTGCGGGTGCGGTTATGCGAAATATTGTCTCCCCGTTGGAGATGAGCGATTCTGCGAAGAAGCAAGCTCAAGAAGTATTATCTTCCCTCCCGAAAGAATGGGCCGATGGGGGCTTGGCGAAAGCCGCAGCCTCCTCACTCGTTTTCGCTGGTTGGGATGATCCTGATGTTCCAGATGAGGTGGGTGGGGAGGAAGATGCTTCTCCACTCCAAGAACTGGAAGATAAGATTGTTGGAAAGATTCTTTCCAAAGCTCGTCAGCGTATTGAAAAGGACTTGGAGGGTGCCCCCGAAGGGGACGGCGACTCTTCAATGGCCCCGAACGATACGCTTCAGCGGGAAGCCCGTGGCGCAGATAAACAGACGTATCTTATTGGACTACAAGCGATTTTAGACACTTCCACGAAACCTGCTGATCTTATCAACCGGGTAGCCACCTATAACAACCATCACAAAATCATGTTTCCTGTGGAAATCTATCGAGCCGCCTTAAAACTCGGTTCAACAAAGAAGTACGACAATTTAACTGGGTATCTAAGTGCATGTACGAGAGCACTTGGACGTAAGCCCTCTTTGACAGAAGCCAAGGCGTTAGTCCGTCTGGGCAAGCTCATCTCGCACACGGATTAACAAAAACGCCTACAAGGAGGACTTTACCATGGCAAAATCCCGAATCCGAATGACTCAACGTAATGCAGCACAACCTCCAGCCTCCTATGGCTGGGAGCCTGAGCACCCTGCTCATAAGGCCGATCCCGAAGTCGATGATTATCTGATTGATAATGACGGCAACGGTACTGGCTCTGAGCCGAGTGACTTCGCTGAAGATGTTGCACCTGGCCCCTACGCACAGGGACCGGCCCCCGCCTCGTATGGCTGGGATCCCGATCACCCCGCAGCGAAGGCTGATGCCAAGGGTGCCGCACCTTCCGAGAAGAAGGCCGCTATGCAGCGTAAAGCTGCCGAGCGTAAGGCTGCCAAGTGTATCCGTATTGCACAGGCCCTTTTGGGTAAGGCCGCTACTGCGGAGACTGTGGAAGATCAGGCCGTAGACTTTATGGACCTGACCCGTGATGCCATCAACGCCACCATGGATCGTCTTTCTGCCGGTTTTTTGGCAGATGATGAAGGTGATGAGGATGACAAGGAAGCCTACAGCCGTGCTCAGAACGACCCTGAACTTGGTTATGGGGGCAAGGAAGCCGACGCTGCTGATATGGTAGCCGAGGAACTGCTTGCCGCTATGTTGGCCGAAGAAGGCGAGCCAGAGCCAGAACCCGAAGCGACCCTTTTCGCTGAAGAGGACGAGCCTGTGGCTTGTGGTATGGAAGCTGAAGCCCCCGAAGGCTTGGAAGCTGGTGATGACGAAGTTGAGGCGATGTTGGCTGAAATGCTGGCTCCCGAAGCCGACGCTCTTGACGAGGCTCTTGAAGAAGAGGCTCCTCTCTTGGAAGACGACGGTGCTCCGATGGGTGCTCCGATGGACGACATGGGTGGAGAGATTGGCCTTGAGATGGTTGCTGATGAAGATCCTATGGGTCTTGGCGATCAGATCGAAGCCAACGATGATCTTCTTGCACAGCTTTTCGGTGGCAAGACCGCAGACGATGAGGATGCGGATGAAGGTGACGACGATGCCGACGAAGGTGACGACGATGCCGATGCCGACGAAGGTGACGACGAGGGTGGCAAGGAAGCGGCTGTGAAGCAGGCTTCGGCTAAAAAGGCCAACTTGAAGCCCAAGGCTCGCAAGGCCAGTAAGGGTGCCAAGTCTCTTGGTACGGTTACCAAACAGGCAACTTCAGAGGTCAACGATCTCTCGAAGCTCTGGGCGGTGGCTCCTGATGTCTCGGATGTTTTCGGCAACTAAAAGTCGCTGATTATCCCTTGATTCGTAAAACCCCCCCGTTGTTTTTTCGCAACGGGGGGGTTTTTGTTCAATAGGCCGTCAATAGGCGAGTCTTATACATAGGGGCTGCTCGTCCCTTTTGAAAGAGCACCGCCTTAGAGATTTTTTTGGGGCGTTTTTCAACCACCCTCCCGAACAGGGAGTAAAGCCAGAAGGAGAATATCATGGCTCTACTTGGACAGGCGAGTGGCGGTTTCACTGAGAGTAGTTCAGCTCTTCGCATTTTGCATATCGGTGTTCGTAATACCGTTGGTGTACTTTGTGACGATGCTTTCACTCAGGCGAACCCCCCAATCGTTACCACAGCGGCTACGATCTCCGATCAGACCGACACCTCTACTTTAGGTGTTCTGAGCGGTAGCGTAGCTTTCACCCGTGACGCAGGCAGCGGCGGCGGATCGAACCAAATCGGAGGCCCCTCGGCCACCGCTACGGCTCTTCCCCTCGGTTGCTTCATTAACACCGCAAACGGAAACAGTTTCGAGAACACCCCTGGCACCGCCAGTGGTAAGGGACCGTATGTTTCTGCACAGGGCTGTTACGCAAACGCACTTTTTGAGACGCAGAACTTGGATACGACTGACGACTTGACCTACGCATGTGGCGAAGAGTTGGTTGCTTCCCAGAACGGCTATCTCACGAATGTTGCAGATGCTAACAACTCGCACCTTCAGGCCAATGGCTATGCTGGTGCAGGTGGCGCAACGGATATCGTTATCGGCGTTCTCAAGATGCCTGCTGACGCAACCCAAGACGAAATCGTCTACGACCAGCGGGTATAAGGAGGTTATCATGTCGAACGTATCAAATGCCGTAAAGCAGCGTATCATCAGTGAGTACATCAAGACCCCTCAGGGTCGTGCCAAGCTCGCAGCTTCGATGACACAGCCGCTCCGTACCCGTCGAGATTACACCGCCGTTGGCCGTAAGACCTTTTTGGTCGAGCAGTTGCCGGATGGTGCTTTGCCGATCTACGATAAAGACCCCGATGTGACTGCGTATGTGGTTGGTGAGGAAGGCGAGAATATCGTCGCTGTCACCAAGCCTCGTCGTGTGATCTTCCCTCTTTTCGAGATCGCCAGTAATCCCGAAATTCCACTAACCCAGATCAAGGAACGTCGATTCGACCTCATTGAACGTGCTCAGGACTTGGCCCGTGCCCAGATCCAGGCCGCTGAAGATGAGCGAGTATTCGCAGTTCTTGACACCATTGCTTCCAATGGTTTTGACTCCATTCAGGTTGAGCAGAATCAGTCCGTCGTTGCCCCGATTAGTGGCTCCGTGCTGGCTGACGCTTTCGCCCTGATTGAGCGTCACGACCTTCGTGTTGCTCGTGTGTTCATGAACGCTCGTGACTATGCTGACCTTCGTAAGTTTGGTCGGGACATTCTGGACATCGAGAGCCAAGCGGCTCTCCTCAAGACTGGTCTCATGGGAACCCTTTGGGGTGCTCAGGTGATCGTGTCTCGTTTGGTTCCTAACGGCGTGACTTATGTCTGCTGTGAGCCAGAGATGTTCGGTCGTATCCCGGTTCGTACCGAGCTTACCGTGCTCAGTGCCGATGATCCCAAGGCTCGTACTATCGGATTCTCCGTGTTCGAGAACCTTGGACTTGGTGCCTTCAACCCCCGTGGGTTGACACGACTCAGCATTACTCGCTAAGTCGAGCTTCGGTTCTAAACCGAGATTCAAGCCCCCTCATGCCCTTGTGGTGTGAGGGGGCTTCTTTTTTTGTGTGGGTACAATCCAGTATGAGGATTGCCTTCCTGTCCATCTTGCTTGCTTGTGTGGGGTGTGCTCACACCTCTGCTCTTGAAAAGCGTTGCCGCCCCCTTGTGGGGGAGATTTTAGCTGTACAAGCTGAAAGGGACAGGCTTTCTGGTCAGATGGGTATGGCAACCCAAGCGTTCGAGGCAGGTACAATTACCCGCCAAGAACATGAGTCAGAGTTTCAGACTTGGTTAGCTTCGGAAAGAAGGCTTCACCAGCACGTGACCAGCTTATACGACCACGCTTACGCTACTGGTTGTCTTTAGGTGGGATGTCCAACACCCCTTCTGAAAGAGTCTTGGCGTTCTCATTGAATCGCCGCACCCACGGAAGCCATCGCTCGATAGTGGCCTTACGAGGAACGGTCTTGCCATTGATCCACTGGTTTACCGTGGGAGTGCTCGACTCAAGCTGCTTCGCCAGCCAGCTTTGAGAGATGCCGAGGATCTTGGAATGGCGGCGAAAGCCTTCCATTTCATACATCCATTCTTCCTCGATAGGGGATTGGTTGATCATAGCGGCAATCTTCAAAAGACTGTTGCGCTTTGGGGCGGCCTCTTCTCGAACCCAACGGCGAACGGAATCCCGTTCCATACCCAACTTGTTAGCGACATCTACCAAGTTCAGACCGTTGTCCTCTTGGTATTGGCGCAAAGCGGCAGCAACATCCCCGTCCCCCGTAATGGACTCCGCTGTTTGGATGACACGGGTAAATCGTTCGTAGGTGTGGTGGGGAAGAGTCCCCTGTCCTGAAAGGATCTTTTCCACATCGGGTTCGGGGACATTGAAGATCCGTCCGAACTCCTCCGCACTGATTTGCCAGTGCTTGCAGACAATGGAGAGCATAAGTCTATTCCTCTTAGAGTAGTTATTCACCAGCAACCGCTGGCTACTATCTTACTGATAAACATGCGGAAAGGTCAGGGGGGGCCGATTTTACGGTTCAGCGGTAGTTTGAATATGCGGGGATAATCCCCAACTTTAAGGCGCAAAGTTGAACTTTAAGGCGCAAAGTTAGAAAGAGGTGAGTATGGCGAAACGAGTAATAACCCAAGTACGGGAGTCAATTTTTGAGGTGTTCGAGGGGTATATCCCAGGCAACACCAAAGCCGAGAAGATGGCCGTTATCCGTAAGGCTACCTTTACAGGGAAAGGCGACCCTGGAGGTTGGTCCCCGACCGCAGCGGTCGTGATTCACACCGAGTCAGGCATCCCTAACCCTGCCTATGAGTGTGGTGGTGGTTGGCCGATCACTGAAGGCTGGACCAAAGTTACGGAGTCCTTGAACGGGTATCACTGCGAAACCTACAATGGGGCTGTGATGGCCGTGTACGAGTCCTAATCGCAATCCGACATGCCGTGGTGCATCTTTTCAAGGATGCCCACCATTTCGGTACGAGCACTTTCTCGCCCCGCCTCAAACATATCGTGAAGGGCCTCTAATGGGGCATCGAATCGCAGCAACCATTTCCAATGTCGCTCTGGAGTGCGGGACCACATAGTAAAGCATGGGTTCCCGGCCATATCTTCACGATCTTCATTTGCGTTCGCTCTTAAGGCCCCCCAACAAGAGTTGAAGAATTTGGTAAGGGCTGGCCGTTCCATAAAGTTTGGGTCGTATGGAGGCTGTGGGTCATCTAAGACAACCGCCAAAGTTAAAGGCATTTCGTGGCGGATCTCAACATCATCGATTTCGGATTGGACCCACATAGGAGGGTCGTCTCGGTGGCCGTCTTCGGGGGGATATAACTCCCCAACATCTAAACACATATCGTAAGGGCAATAAGATGATGTCCCCCCATCTCCGAAACAAGAAACCCCATGTGTTCGGTATTCGGGGGGGATATGGAGCGTGTCGAATTCGTTGTCCAAGATAAGTTGGTTTGGGATTACCATGGGGCATAGTGCTCCCGGCAAAGCCATGGAAGCAAAGATAGGCATGGCCCAATGATCTCTGGTGTCCCGATGCAGTGCCATTTTGTGTACTGGAAACACCACTTCTCTTTCCGAAGATAAGGACCAAGCATAGGCGTAGCATGGGATTTTCGGTTGGTGCGGCTCGATGGCGACCTTGCCGATTTCTTCGTACAGCTTGTTCGCTTGAAGGAATCCCCCGTATTTGAAGAAGTTGTAGAAGGCGTTGATCCAACCAATAAAGCTTCCGCCAATCTTCGCCCCTTTGAGGCGATGGCCGTGGTCGTTGATCCAAGTGATAGGATCAACGTCTGCTGCGAGCATGGCGGCGACTAAAGCACCCCCGGAGTCTCCCCCGACCGCTATGAGGTTGTAGCCATTTTCTTGAAGGATTTTGCGAGTCTCATATGCTGTCCCCAATAGCAAAGGCCACCGTCCAGCGGACGGGCCTAATACCATGACGACATTTTTGAGATCGCCCATTCAAGTCTCCTATACAGTAGTTGCTCCACACTAACCAAAAGATTGCCACTTTACCGAGGACTTTTGAGGTCGCTCTCCGTTGGAAGGTCTATAGCCCACTATCCATAGAACAGGGGCTTCATCTGGCCTTGTGAATGGAGGCGACCGTGGCTGACGATAAATTTTACTATGGGAAGAGCACAGGCAACCGCCTTTCTGGGGGTGCGAGTATCGGGAAAGCGGTATTCAACCCAAACACGATGAGTGCCACCCACGAAAATTTGTTGAAGGTTCCTTTCAAGCCGGGCGTTGATACAGATTCCGCTACGGCGAATGGTTTTCCCCAAGCTACTATTTATGGCCATATTGTCCCCCCTCGAAAAGATGTGGATCTTCAGGCCCCAAGGATTTTGGCCACCGTTCCGTCAGATCAAGGCTTTTTCAACGGAGCCTATCTTCTCAACAATGGGATTCGAGTCATCTTTACGGAAGCCGTGCAAAATGCGGAACTGGTCAGCAACTACCTTTTTCAAGGTAGTGTAGGGATTGGAAGTCTCTATATTGAACGTGTTGTGGTGTCCCCTGACAGGAGGTCCGCACACCTTATTTTTGCGGGGAGTGTGTTTGAGCCTGACGGGACTTTTAGCTTCCCCGATCAATATCTGACTTTGACGCTCAACCACCCTTCGTATTCTCGAAGCCCCATTCAAGACGATGCTGGGAACATGCTTCAAACAGAATCCGTGGATTGGTATGCGGAGCATATTACACCATGGATTGAATACCTCTACCCCGACCCACAGTTAGCCACCCTTATGACAAACACCTTTAATTGGGTGTTTGAGATGCGGTTTTCGGAACATTTGCCGAATAATTCTTGGAGTGCCAATTCTCAGTGGGGGTTTACGCTGAAAGCGAGTGGGGGCCAACAGGCCCCTCTTGATGTTAAGTTGAAAGCGGTAGAGGCTCTTGATTGGGATTCCGGGAACTTCGGCCCTGAAGACGGGTTCCTTAAAATCGGTCTTTATACCGTAGACCCCTTCGAGTATTACGGCATACCTGCGGATGCGGCGGCCTTTTATGACAGGTTAGAGCTTGTCTTGAGGCACCCTTATACGATGACAGATCGGGCGGGGAACAGCTTTCAACCAGAGAGTTCAGTTTATGTTTGGAATGTGAAGTGGGTGTCTTCGGACACGACCTCCCCCGTGGCGACTTTCATCAACCCTTCACCAGTCGTTACATATATTGGTAATGTTGCTCGAACTTCGGACAACGCTTTGATCTCAAACGTGCGGTCAGTGTTGGTAGGGTTTGATGAAGCGGTTGAAAACCCCACCGATCCAAGTATGTGGAGCGTAAATGGGGAGTCTGGCCTAACCATTTCGGAAGTACATTTGGTGGATAGCCACGAGCATGTCCAAGCCATTACTGTGAAGTTTGAGGCTAACGCCACAACAGCACCAAACGCAAAGTTCAAACTGTCGCACTTTTTAACAGATGCTAACGGCAACACAGCTACGGAATTGCCTTTAGTGTTGATGGAAGCTCAGTACCCACAGTTGGCTCAAACTGGGGCGCAAGGGGTTTACCACATCAACCATGAAACTAACGGCGATTGGGACGGTGAGGCACCCGTCCAATTTACGACTGCCGTTAAACATATGGAGCCAAACGCTCTCTTGGCCTTTTACGAGGGGGCTGGAGTTACAGTTTATACGGTTGGCACCAATGGCGTAGAGACTGTCGCAACAGATGTGGTTGCTTCTCTTAAGTTTGTTCAACCAATGAAGGACTCCCACCCACGATTTGCGGAACTGACAGACGAGCAGAAGAAGGACGTTTCCGAACAGATTTGGGCGCACAAACTATCGTTCGACCTTACAACCGTGAGCGGAACCCCGATTCCTTACGGGGATGGGCTGTATCGAATTCGACTCACATTGAAGCCTTTGTACACTTATGATGGCAAAGGCTACCCTCAGGTTCCTCGTGGCAACCCAAGTGAAACAAACCCCGACGCTCTCGCCCCGCACATGCAGTGTGCAGGTTGGGGTAACCCACTGTCTTCGGGCCTCTACTCGGACATTTTTTCCGATAGCTGGGACGGTGTGGTTTATATCGATGTTCAAAACCACCCCGAACCTGTACCCCCCTTGGAAGTATTGAGTGTTACTCCTTCAGAGGGGAGCACAATCTCGAACGACGGTGGTGTGACCACCTTCACATTCAACCAAGCAATCACCAGCATCAATTCTGCGTATGTGAAGGTCAAGGACGCAAACGGTGATTGGGTGCTGTACGACCCTCAAGAGTATGTAAATGTCATTATTAGCGGGTCATCCGCATCTCTTACTTATTACGGGCCTAATGGTGGTCTGTACCCTGCGGGAGAGGCAGTTAAATTCTGTGTTGATGAGATTACTTTAGCCGCTGACGGTTCGCTTGCTTACGGCCCGTGGGAAGCCGAGTACGTTTTCGTGGACGGTGAGATTGCAATCACAGATTTGGTCAAAAACGACAACAAGGTCACCCTTTCTGTTTCCCTTGGCGCAGATGTAAGTAATTGGCGGGTGAAGATCATTTCTTGGGAGGATGAAGATCAATATTTCTACATGGATTGGGATTGGTCTACTGCTAATACGGAAGTGGAGATCCCTTGGGACTTTGATTTGACAGGAGCCTATACAATCGCAGTTGAGACACAAGTGGTTGGTGGCTGGTCTGGTTTTGAAGCCACCGCTACGGTTGACTTCGATTACTCAATTGAAGTCTTTTACAATGTTATTTATGAGCAAGTAGAAGCTAACCAGACCCCCGAACCCACTAAGATCGATCTTGCGTTTGGGGCGGGCGAAGATGTTTCTTTCTTGGTCCGAACAGGGTCCAACCCAACGGCGACATACAACTTCCCCATCGTAGAGATTCCGTTTGGAAGTGTTGGGAACGAAACTGACTTTGCGGGGCTGGAGAACTATGCCCGTCAGTATTCCTTTACCGTAGACCAGCCTTTTGATGATGCTTTGGGTCAGATGGTTCCAGGCACATATATTTTCACCACTCAAGGGAGCTTTGACTCTTCAGGCACGGTTACCTGTGGGGTGCCGACAGGGGTTTCCTTTGATATTGAGGAAATCGGAGACACTTGGTTTCAACATGGCCGCCATGGGATCAAGCTCGCCCCGGCGGGTGTGTCTTACATGAGCACCTGCCTACTGACACTTGAAACGCCTGACGGAGATAAAAGTTTCAGTGGGGCATACAGCCATTCGGTTACGGATAGTGGGAAACCCGCTTTCATTTTTGGTCCTTTCCATTGGGATGTGGACACAAATGGTGGTGAGGATTTGGACACTTCCTATGCTTATGGGAACAACCCCCCGAACGCCCAAACTGGAACACCTACTCATGTTTTGGCGGGGGTTCATAAGGCGACCTTTGCTTGGTCAAGCGGAACTACAGAGATCATGGATGTTGAGATCAAGGATCACGGCCTCCATGTAGTGTTCAACGAAATCGGAGACGATGGCCGAGTTGAAGTCACTGTTACGGAAGATGACCCGAACGGTAAGATGGACACGATTTGGTTGTACAACGATATCCTACTCCCTGTGGGCGGTAGCGCAGCAATGGATGTGGGGTCTACCTACACCACCAGTGAGCTTGAGAACGGCACCTACAACTATGTGGTTGAGGGTTACAGCGACACTGAGGAGAGTGGGGCAACTTCACCTTTTGCAGATTACGCCATGTATCGTTGGGAAGGCACTTTTGAAGTTCAGAACAAGAAGCCTACGGTTTACAGTTGGGATGCTGAGTACCGCACAGACAGTGGGGATACTTATTATGTGCCTTCCTACAACCCAAATGAAGAACTGCCCGTAAAGCAAGGTTCAACAAGCAGTGCTGGAACCATTTACATCAAGTTCAGCCCTAAAGCGGATCAGGAGACTTATACAAACCCTCCTTGGGTTCATTACAAGCTCGAACCTCTCAATGGCTCTCTCGTAATCGATGAGGGGTATGTGGACCTTACTGCGGAAGGGGAGGTTGAAAAGTCGTGGTCTCACGAGAATTTCCCTCTCCTAACTAAAGGGACATACAGGCTTTGGCTGACAATGCGGGAAGCGGATAAAACCACGCTAATCGGCGGTCTTAATTACAAAGACTACACGATTGATGTGATGGCTCCACGGTATTCAAATACAGGGGCCGTCTCCGGGGCCATTACCCAAAACTACGGGAGTGAGGAAAATGGCGACCAATACACCACCACAAGTATGTGGAGGTTCCTCGCTTCAGGAGACCATTACGCCCCTCAACATTCTTTTTATGATCCCGCCTTCAACGCTTTGACTCTTCATTATGACGAGGCGATGGATACAGACACCTTGAAGGTTAAGTCACTTCCCGACCCTCGAACCTCAACTGGTTGGGACGATTGGAAGAAACACGTGGATTGGGGGATTTTCAGTAGTGATGATAACTACCAATACCGCAAAATTAGGGAGACTGCCGCCGCAGATATTTATGGGAACCGTCAAAACAGTTGGACTTCTCAAAAGGTATTCATGGAGAAGATCGACAAGCCTATTTTGGTCGATGTTAGGAACCTCACCCCGGAGGATGTAAATATCGATGCGGCCCCTCAAGATTATGTGTACAAGGGTCGATTTGGTGGGATCATCCATATGGAGGGGGATGTTTCAACATGGACTGTTGATGGAGATCAACAATGGTCGGATGTTGTTAACAGATCGACACAACATTTCTCATATGAAGCCACAGGCAACTCTTATGCCCTTCCTGGAGTAGATCACTGGAAGCAGTATGCGACAGACACTTTTTACGAAGCGAGTTGTTCTACGAAGACAGTGGTTCTTGAGCTTCATTATTCAGAGGCGTTGGAGCATTCGCCAGAGGTTATCCTTCATGGTGAGCACTTTGCTCCGATCCTCCCATGGCCCATGCTTGGTGGAGACTTCAGCGGCCCCAAAACCCCCACCTATTTCTTTGGGGTGCCAAAACCACTGGTCCCTAAAGTACAGATGAACGCAGGGAAAGGTGGCAGCTATTTTGATCCCTACCCCGTGAGCACCCCTTGGAGTACGGAGCTAAAAGACATTTCGCAGACCTATGTTATCCATCGAGCAAGTCTTGATGGGGTTACGGTTGCTTCGGATGAAATGTGCTTTATCAAGCTCTGTGAGAAGGGGTTGGAAACGGCGACTGCTGACTTCAACTACTATGCGGGATCGATGGGAACGTATGATCCCCCATCCGAAGTTGGTGGCATCTCACGAACAGACCGAGGGGATACCCGTCTTTGGACATCCGAAGGAACGGTGGGCAAGGTCGTTCGAGTAGCATTGAACTTTGAGAGTATGTTGTTCGGGAAGGTTTCGGTGATGCCAGTTCCGGGACACCCCGATCAATACGGGATTCCTATCTGCTTGGAGATTCGGCAAAAGGAAGGCCCTTACGACACAACCCTTGGCCCTGATCGCATAACCTTCTGGTTGCTATGGAACGGGATTAGTGATGAAGGGGTTGATCTCACAGATAGTTGGGATGTCGATTGGTGGGCGCACAACGATGTTGAGTCCACTGACCGAAGTGTTTATTGGCCCAACAACGATACTGCGTTGGGTCGGACATTCGAGTTCGCCAATGCGGATCTTAACCTCACACAACACTCGAATCGCAAATCGTTTGTGTGGGATCGTCAAGCCATTGTGGGCTACACCCCGCATGTTTATGTGGCCTCGATTGATGTGACTACGGCTGATGGGAGCGACACCGCTTCATTAGAAGAGGGTTCAACGCTTCAGCTAAAGGTCACGGCTACTTATTCAGATGGGAGCACTGGCGATATTACAAGTTCCACTGGCCTCCAGTGGAACAGTTCATCTGAGACAAATGCTTTGGTTGACGATAATGGTTTGGTGACAGGCGTTCTTGCTTCGACCTTTGCGACCGAGATTTCTGCTAAAGTGATGGACGCATCAGACAGTATTGCCATTACCGTGACTGACCCTGTTGTGACGCTTAGTTCTATCCATATTGTGGATGCCGATGGCCATTTTGACTTCGCAGCGACCGTGGGGGATGCGCTTCAACTAAAGGCTCTTGGGACTTACAGCGATAGCTCCCAAGCCGCTCTCAACGGCACTGACCTTTCTTGGTCCGTGTCGGACAGCGGGGCTTTTACTATTGATAACTACGACGATATCTCTGGGATCGTTACTTTGAAGGCGAGCGTAGAGGGTAGTGAAACTGTGTACGCCACATACGGCACCAAGACGACAGATGTGGCTCTTACCGCAAAAGCAGCACAACCGATCATGACGAGCATTAGGATTGAGGATAGTGCTACGAACACGGTTCCCACGCAGATTGACCAAGCGGGCCAGTTGGATCTGACCGTCGTTGGGATTTGGAACAATGGCATGGAGCAAAATCTCGAAACTGCGGCTTACACCACCAGTTGGTCTATCAGCCCTGCGGGGGCTGGAACCATTACGGCAGATGGTGTTTATACCGCCAACACAGACGAGACGGTGGTTGATATAACAGCTACGGTTGACGGTAGCTTCAACGACACGGTTTCTTTAGCGGTTATCACCGCTCCGGCAGCTACCATAACAACACTCACGATTAAGGATCTTCAAGGTAAGGATTCCGGTTTCGCTGTCCCTGCGGGTCAAGACCTTATTCTCAAAGCGGAAGCTGTGTGGTCTGACGGCTTCGTACAGACTTTGACGACAACGCACGGCATTCTTTGGAATAGTAGTGATCCAACTACGGCGACCATATCATCAGATGGGGTGGTGACAGGGAAGAGGGCAGGTACGGCGACCATTAAGGTGTCCGTAACAGTGGGTCTGAACCAGTCTGAAGCCTCCGCTCCTGTCTTGGTGCTCCAAGAAGGGGGTGCTCCTGATGGCGGCGACACTGGCGGTGACGATAGCGGCGACACTGGCGGTGACGATAGCGGCGACACTGGCGGTGACGATAGCGGCGACACTGGCGGTGACGATAGCGGCCTGAACGACGATTTTACTAACCCCGATGATCCCGACACAGATCACGATGCCCTTGGGTAGGAGTAAGAAATGGCTACCAATTATGTGAACAAGTACAAGGATGCCGACATAGACTTCGATCAGGCTATGACCGAAGCGAAGTTAGTTGCCACCACTTTCTTACAGTTGGGAGGTCGAGGGGATGAGCATGAGATCCTTCTCAAACTCAACACAGAGATTGCGGATATCGAACGCACCTTGGAAAAGGTAAAAGAAGAAGGGGCGAAAGCATCGGCGGAAACTCAGGCGGCCATTAAAGCCGCCCAAGCGGAATTAGCGTCCGTCCAAGAGGAATTAAGCAAGTCGCTTCAGGAAAAAGATCAACAAATCTATGCTCTTCATATGAGCATAAAGGCCCTTCAAGAGAGCCATAAACTCCAGATGATGGCCTTTGACAATACGAAGGCTTCTTTAGAGCAACAATTGAAAGCCGCTCATGTGGCGGGCGACACAACCCTAATTGAGTCCCTTCAAAACAGCATAAAAGACCTTGATCAACAGATCGCAGAGGCGATGAGTTTTTATCAGGCTTCTATGGACAAGAAGCATAAGCAGATACAACTGCTCCAAAAGGAGTCCGAGGATATAAAAGCCACTCTGAGTAAGAAGATGGCGGTGCTACAGCACCAGATCGTTGAGCACAAAACGAAGCTCAAAGAGCTTCAACATGAAATCGCATCGCAGGTCGAAAAGCACCAAAAGCACATACTGTATCTATATGAGAAGGTGTATGAGACGATTGAGGATCTATCCGCAAGCATACAAAAAGGCGGCCTCTCGCACCCTCAACAGTTCCTATTGCAGTTTCAAGGTAAAGATTCCCGATTGGTTTCTACGGTAACGGCATCCAAGGACCGAAGATGGGATGCTTCAAATTGGGATAGGTGGACGAGGATCTTTTCTGGAAAGCCCCCTTCCCAAAAAGACTTCCTTGATGTGGTTCTGGACATTATGAAGAACAACGGGTGGGAGATACCCGATGTTGGCGGCCAAGGAAAGTACAAGCACTATCTCGGCACACCCATTCGCCCGTGGGACGGTATTTATTCGATCAATGGTGTAGCAACTGTTTCTGACTCTCAGAAGAAGCGGCTTATCAATGATTGTGACCTTGGGTTAGACTTCATCATGTCAGTAAGGCCCGTATCCTATAAATTCCGAGCGGGAGCAGATGATGATCGCCACTACGGATTTCTTGGAGATCAAGTAAAGACCGCACTGAAAGGGAAGGCTTTTGCCGGGGTATCTGAATCGGAAGAAGGAATCGGCATGATTTACACCGAATTGCTTGCCCCTTTGGTCAAAGCTGTCCAAGAACAACAAGATCAGATCGAAACCCTCAAAGCGGAGATTAGACTCCTTCGGCAAACCCGCTGATATCCTTATCTACCGTTTTGGGGTGGGTATGATATGGCAAGATTTTTTCCTTAGGAGGCATTCCCTATGTCCAAGCACAATTTCGTAAAAGGTGAGTTCGAGACTTTCCGAGTCGTAACCCAAATCCATTTGGGGCGATTGGAGAGGTATCTTGAAAAGGACGAAGAGATTGAGTTTGACGGACACACCTTGAAGTATGAGGGGGATAATCATGCCTTGCCTCAACTACGGGGGGCCGTCATGTCAGGTTGGCTCGTTCCATCCACGGACACAACTTCAACCTACAAGCCGAAATCGGCCAATATCCATATCCGTCCCGCTCAAGCGGCCAACATTGAGGATCGGGGCAAGCCTATGCCCGTGACGCAAGCCTATGATGATAATAAGGTAGTCGGCACGGTTCATTCGACATCGACGACTGAGGGCGGCGGTGAGGTTTCGGGAGAGGGGGAAACAGTAGGGAAAATCGCTACTCCCGCTCGCCAACGCACTACCCTGACGGACACTTCGGCAGCGCAACAAGAGATCAATCGGCTGTCGAATAACCCTCCTCCAGCGGTGACAAAGACTGCCACCGCTACGGGGGATGTCGATGAGGCGATTGTTGGAGACACTTTGGAAGATGTTTTGCCAAATGCGGCGACTGCTTCAAGCACCACTCCAAAAAAGACGGCTAAGACGGCGAAATCAAAGGTCGTTACTCTTTCTAATGGTGTTGAATGGGATATGGGTCGCCATTGGCGCACTCGTGGTCGTGATGCCACGAAGAGTTATGGTTCAGACACCGAAACCCTCTCTCTAATCCAAGCTGTTGAAGTTCCCTCTGTTGTCAAGATGATTACGGAACGCCTCTCGAAGTCCTGAAACGGTATCCTCCCTATTGGAGTTCACTGGTAGAACCATGTGTTGTGCCAAGGGAGAATGGCGTGTCAGAAAAAACAGCAAGTAGCCAAGCAGCGTGGGCACTATTGACGTGTGGTGTGGGTGAGTCCCGTGTGGAGGCCCACCGAATCCGTCATCTTGTGGACCGTTTGGTGAAGCTGGCGAATTCATCCGAGCACGACGAACTATTGTATCAGTATCTTGGAGATGTTCTGGAGGGGCTGCCCAACCGGATAGCTTCGTTGGAGCGTATTCTCGACAAGACCAGCTATGCCCTGTCGAAGATGGGGCAAGATTTCTTGCGTGGGCGGATTCCGATCCCAGATCGCACCCATGTCGATGAGGCGGTTCATGCCACTCAAGGCTTCTCAAAAGGAGTCTCCGTTTCTGCTCAAAAAGTGGCGTATCGACATCAAAAGAGGGTGGCGGCGAAGAAGGTCCACATAAATCGGGGGGAATAATGGGGTATCGAAATCCTCAAAGTCTTCCCGGCCAAAAGACTTGGGTTGATGAGGACAGCGAGAAAAACATCCCTCCTGATGCTCATAAAGAGCGATCTTTAGGGGATTCGGGAGGCGACCCAAGAAACCCTTCCTCAAAGCCCGACCAGCGGGAACAGGCTTTACCTGCACCACGAGGTCCAGGTAGGCAAGTTAACCGCCCCGCACAGCCCGTTTACAACGCTCCTGGGGAGTCTGGCTCCCACCCTGACGGTAACCTCCATGAGGACCGTGTGAGGACGAAGGGGAAGCCGGGGGATCAATACAAACCAGAGACTATCGATCAGTCCAAAGGTCTTTTCCGCCGTAGGACTCTTACGGGGGATGAGGACCACGAGGCGGGGTCGGCTATGGGGAAGAAACCCCCCGGTAAGGCCCGCCAAAGAAGTCAAAAGGGTCCAGCCAAGAAGAAGTCTCACCTTTGGTATTTGAAGAACCGAAAGCAGGTGATCCGAAAGCAAATGCTTCGGTATCGACGCATCCGTAAAAAGGGCCTGTTCAAGAGAGACAAAATGCTTCGTAGGAAGCACCCTCAATGGTTTGCTCGCAAACCCGGCGGGGGCTACAACTCCGCCAAACAACGAGCTTCGGATGCTCGTAAAGGCCGTGCTCGAACCACAACTAAGCACAACACCAAAAAGCAAGATGATAAGAAGAAGGCAAGTTTGGTCGAAAACCCTTCGTTCGTGATTTTTTACGATATCCCTGTTTACATGACAGGGGAGGGTCTTTGTCAGCTTCGAGGGGTGAACGGGGATACCGAAAAGGTCGTTTACGAATACAAGGGCAAGTTTCGTAAGATCAGCCTTCAAGATTTCTTTTTGCGAAGCACCTTTCTTTACTCTTCCGATTTCCTTGAAGTCGTAGAAACGCTGGATTGCCTATATCTTGATTCTGAAGAGGTGTTGGCTATGGACAAAACCGCTTACAAAGCGCAGAGAAAAGGTTGGGGCCGTCGTAAGCGGAAGCGTGGGCTTGCGAGGGTTAAGTCTCGCAATTACCGTAGGAAGAATAAGGGCAAGATCAAGGCCCGTCAGAGGATCTACCGAGCACGTTTGAAGCGAAACCCGAAGTTCAAGCGTATTCAAGCTGTCCGTAGGAAGCTCCAAAAGGCGAACCCCCGTCGATTCAAGGTCCGTACCGCCGAGGTTTTGACCACCCCAGAGATCGCTTTCGTCACTGGCGCAAAGCTGACTTTGGGCTTCGTCAGAAACATCTCGACCATGACGGGCTATGTTACTTATCGTTTGGAGTCTGGTCGGATCGCTTCTATGCCCCTACCTGCTTTTTGGCACTCGGTTGTTCTTTTGACCGAGGCCGATGTTGAGGCGATGTTTGATTTGATTGATGTAGAAGTCGGCCAAGAAGCCTTTGGGCTGGAGCTAAACGCCGATATGATGCGTATGTGCATGGAATTGCTGGAAGAAGGTGGCAATTCCGAAGAGTTCCAAGCCATGTGTATGACCGAAACAGGGGTAGCCAGCATCGACACGATGACCGCAGACCAGCTTGGGTCTGTAGCCTCAATCTTGATGCACAAGGTTTTAGTGGGCGGGAGCCGACAGATTACGAGGACTCCTGAGGGGGATCTTTTCCCACGAGACACCGAGGACGCTGATGCGGCTCTTGGAAAAGCCCCACTATATTTTGGACAGGTCTCCTTTCCTGAGGAAGACTCGGAGCCGATGCCAAACGGACCCGCCAGAGTAGCCAGCCGAGCCGCTGACTTAGAAAGGTTGGCTGATTTCTACTTTGAGAAGGCTGATCTGGCTCGAAGGGAAACTAACCCCAAAGAGAAGTCCCCCACGAGCTTGCCCGATGGCGAAGAAGAAGCGGCCCACGAAGGTCTGCCCACTTGGGTTGGACCAAACAAGCTCAAGGAAGAACGGGAGAACCGTAGCCCCGCACATGGGATGCCCGTGGACAGAGATCGTCCAGGTGCGCCGGGATCAGCGAAAGTGATTCCGAGAGGCCAAGGGTTCGTAGGCAAAACGGCCCGACTCAAACAAGCACATCGAGAAATCGTAGCGGCGAAGATGGCCGAGATTATGTCGGGGTGTTCAGAGAACATCCACGAGCGATCTCGAAGCCTGAGTGTTGCAAGGCGGCGAGTCGATCCCAGAAATGCGGTTTGGCTTTTCGATGTAAGTGGTGGCGAAGACACCCATCGAGTGCGCCTCAAGGCCATTCGTAAGAACAATTTGAGAACGCTGGCTAAAGCCGATGTCCTCGTGTCCTGTGATTGCAACTTTTGGCAATGGCAAGGACCGGAGCATTGGGCCAAGGTTGGTGGTTACTTATACGGTAAACCAAGAGGTACGGCGACCCGCCCCGATATGAAAGACCCCGAAGGGCAGCACAAAGCCTGCAAGCACGTTTTGGCAACTCTCTCCTATATGAGTTCCAAAAATGTATCTTTCAGAGCAAAACGGCCCGCCAAACCCCGTAGAAAGCTCCAGGGTGGGGAACTGAAGGCGGGTAACGTAGCTCATAGATATCTAACGGGAAAAGACTGATGCCGATATACGCTTACCAATGCACAAACGACGAGTGCGAAAAGGAGTTTGAATTACATCTCCCTTTTGCTGAGTATGACAAAACACAGGTTTGTCCTGTGTGTGAAACATCCGCCGACAAACAGATCACTCCCGTAGGGTTTGTCCTGAAAGGCGACTCGTGGCCGGGTAAGAATCTTCGGATCAAAAGTCAAATGGCAGCGAAGAATCAACGATTGGCGGGGAAAGAAAACGAGAAGAAAAGGGATGCTCCTCCCGTTCAACTTGCTCCGAATGTAGAGGGTGAGCGAGTGGCTTCTTGGTCGGATGCGAAAAAGTTGGCTGGCTCGAAAGGGAAAGACACATCATCCTACGATTCCTTGATCCGTAAAGAAAAAAGAGGTGACGCATGAGAGGGGTAATTGGCAACGTCCGAGAGCGCCAGAACAACTATATCGACATGATGCTCTCGCAAGAGGGTGGGGTGTCACAGTATCGAGTTAGTGCTGCGAACACCTTGGATCATGCGTATGGCAACACTAACGGCGTAGGTGGTTCAGGAACAGAAAGCCTATTCACGGCTCCCGCTGGTGTGGGGTTCCGTTCACATTCGATTAAGAAGAACAAGCGTCATGTGGTTCACGGGGCTGGTCGAGATCGAGGGGTCACACGGATGATCTTCGATCCCGACGATTTCTTCGACCCTGTTGGTGCTCCGCTGATTCCGAGTGATGACCAGATCATGTTCATGCGGATCGAGAAGTTCTCGGATGCTTTGGATGATTTTGAGGCCCAAGGTCCGATCAACATCGTTTTGCCGAAGGACTATATTCAAGGGGTGCGGCCAGTTCTAACTTTGCACGGGACCGCACCAGGGCTTGCTTCATCGCCGGGGGATTTCCCCCCCGAAGCGGCGATGCACTTCCATTTGCCGATGTTTTCCTCTTCGATCTGGATCAAGAATCTGGGTGCGGCGGGTGAGGATCTTCATGTGGCCTTCCATCCGGGGATGCCGATGATCCAACTTACTTCGGGCGAAGAACTCGGCTTATACGATGTCAATGCTATGGAGGTGTTGGTATCCAGCAATAGAAATGCGGGGGGTGCGGAAAGCGTACCTACCTTCAACATGGTTTTTGGGCTTCAAAACGGCCCTTGATCGATAAGCTACCGATAGGCTCCCCCATTTGTATAGGGGAGGCTGGAGATAACATGACCCCTTTTTGGAGAACCTTATGAGCGAGCCAGTAGAAGAAAGGCGTTACCGAACGTCCGACTTGTATTATGCCGCTTATCTGCGGGTTGCAGGGGTTTCGCTAATTGAAACGATTCGAGATCAAAATCGGGTGTTCTTTATCTTTGAGCACACTCCAAATATTCGTGATCTCAAGAACGACTACTTCAACCGAAAAGCGAAAGTGCCTGCGCTGACCTATGCTGATGAGATTAGGAATATGAAGGCACTGACTCATATGTAATGGCGAATACGGCGGTTGAAGTTCTGCTTCGAGAAATCGAAATCCTTGATGGGGGTGTCCGAGGGATTTCCGATCAACGAGAGCACTATCAACAAGAAGCTGTTGATAAGATCAAAGAAATCGATGTTGAGATCACCAAGCTCCTTCAGCGAGCGGGGATCTATCAAGAACACCAAGACTTACGGCATCGAAAAGTTCTTCTCCGACAAGAGATGGATAAGCAACTCCAACGGTTGAACGGCCAGAAGGATCAAATCCTTCTTATTAGAAACTATTTGGCCGACCGTTTGAAAGCCTACCGAGCGGAAGAAGCGGGCGAGAAAACGTCCCTAAAAGACTGACCGGGAAGCCTTTTCCCCGTCAGTGCGGCACAAACCCACTTTATTTCAATCCGTGCCCGATACGGGATTCCTATAGGTGACTCGTATAGGTGCGGGTGCGGTCCACGACCCACCAACCCTATTAATGAGGCCCCAACCACCCACAGGGGCTTTTTTCTAAGTCGTGTTCTGGGTCTGAAATAGACAGATGGTGAGTTGCAGAGACACGAAGCTACGGCTTCCGATCTCTAAACCTCGATCTTAAGGAACAGACAACACACGAAAACAAACATGCGTAGGTTCGCACGGTGCGAAACCTATGCCTCACAATTCTTACTCAAAAAGGAGTCATTAATTATGGCTATTTTAATCATTAACGGGATTTCCGTTGATCTTGAGAATCAAGAACTTCAGGTTGATTTTACAATCGATAATGAAGGGGTTGATTTTCTGGACAACGGGGACATTCCCGAAAATATCACACAGTTCTATCTGGCAACCGCTGACGGTAACGAAACCGCCCAAGCGATTATGGATAACAACTTCCTCAATTTGGACGGCCTTGTGCGGAGTGTAGATTACACCGTTTCCCTTCAGGATGCCTCTGGCATCGTCATGATGGGCGGCGACGTGGGAGCTACCTTTGCTGTTTACAGCTACACTCTTCCGTTGGCAGGTACTGTACCTTACATGGACGGGGATGCCGAGGTAGCACTTCGGGCTGCTCTTGTTCCTACTGCTGGTCTTGATCAAGGGCCTGACGACGGTTCTGCTCTCGCAGCGGTGGATAACGGTATCGTTACCCCATCTTTCGATAGCAATGGCGAAACTGTCGAGGTTGTTGCTCCCGCCCTTACCAACTTCGTAAGCGTTCTCGCTCGCAAGATGGTTGGACAGGATGCCCCAAACCCACGGATGCCTACTGATTGCAAACCCCATCTTGGCGACATTCTCGCTTTGGGTAGTTTGAACATCATTGGTGCAGACCAAACCACGATGGGTAAAAGGATTCCATTCTTTTCCTTTACGGATGAAACTGTATCTGAGGCGGATGACGCTATCTTAAGCGCAAACCCCAAAAGCCTCACATTAGGCGATGGGCGTTTCACTTATGACCGAAATGCGGCATCGACTTCCATCACCGATACCAATGTAACTATTACAGCGGATCAGTTGAATTTGGAGTCAAGCAACGCTTCTGCGGCGCAGTTGTCTCTAAGTGCTGACGCAATCATTCAGAGTGCGGCTAATTCTATTGCTCTTGATACAAGTGCAGCGTCTTCCGCTATTACTTTGAATGTGTCTGGCGCAGGCAGTCAGATTTTATTGGCTAACTCACAGGCGATTTTCACACAGGATGTTGCTCTTACCAACCTTATGGGATTGATTACTCTTGATGGTGCTGGCTTGGCTGGCGAAATCGGAGACGGAGAAACCCCTGGTGATGTGCAACTCTTGGTCAATGTTCAAGAAGCGTTCCCCGCCACCTCTCCTGATGGCTATTCTCAGCAATCTGCCCCGGCGGTTGCTTATTCGGGATCTGCTGCGTTTATTGACAATGGCGATGGCACCATCATTTTCTCTACTATGGTAGAGGATGGGGCAGCCTTCCAAGCGGATCTTCGAGGTCTACGAGAAGCCGCCTCTTGGCAGCGTGAGCTTATCATTACGATGGTTTACACCGATGGTCATTCAGAGACCCAGATGGCAGATGTGGTCACTCTTTTTGATGACCAATTTAGTAGAGGCGTAGCTGGTGTCGCTATTATTGCGGAAAATGAAGCTATTCGTAAGTCTGTTGCGATTGCCGCCCCAACCACTTCGGTTGATGGCGACTTTTACGTCAAACATGCGGATGCGCTGGCCCAAGAGGAAATGCTCGCAATCATTTCTTTGAGAGATGGTGACGACACTATTCTCAGTTCAATGTCGATGGCCGCTGGCTTTGTCCACATTTCCAACAACGCCCGACTCAATGAGTTCATGGTTGCTGACGGAAAACTTAGAGTGGATACGGCGGAGAACACTGCTGATAATGGATACGTCAAGATTTCAGGCGAACTGGCGGATTCTTTCCCCGCTTCGATCCAATACGACCTTGGCGCTCCAATCGGTGTGCAGACGATGGTTCTTGAGAGCTTTACGGTTGATAACGATCCCAGTGTGGGATGGGTAACAACGCAGGGCGATGATTGGATTTACGAAGCAGATAAGGATCTTCGTCGGTTGATGGAAGAAGATTCTTCCTATCGGGAGATCCCTCTGACTGCGACCTACGTTTACTCTGGGGATGGGTCTACTACGACTCAATCAGCTACGTTTGATCCCGGTCTTTTGGCACAGGTCGATCCTTCCATGATTTTGGAAGAGACTTACGCTACGATTGATCGTGTTGACTTAGAGGCCAGCGAAATCAAGCTCAATGCTTCTTATCTTGACCTTAAAGGCGACACTCGACTTTCGGGCGACCTAAAGGTTGAGGCAGAGAAAATCGACCTCCAATCTTCGATTGGTGTGAACGTAGAATCCTCCGTAGGAGCACAAGTTAAAGGTGACCTTGTAAGGGTCGCAGCCGACAGTGCTATGGAACTGAAAGCTCCTGGCTTCCATGTTCGGACTGGTGAGACTCAGAAAATCCGTTTAGGAGAGTTTGACTCTCTTGATGAAACCGCTTGGCCCATGACTGCCGCCGCAGATATGTTGGTTGTTGGTTGGATTGAAGCACGGGAAACCATAAGCAGCAGCGGCGGTTTCCGAGCCGATAACTTTCAAGTCTCCAAGAGTGTAGATGCTATTTGGGACGGTTCTGAGTTCTTGTTCAAGTTGGACAAGCGACTGGACAATGAGGGCCACAATCACCACCTGTACCTCAAGGGCGACCTTGATATGTATTCCCATGGGAATTCAGATGGTCATTTGAACATCCACGATGGCGGTTTGTTCGTAGGCGCATCCGGTGCTCAGGTTCATGCTGAATTCGGTAGTGTTTATGCAGACGGGCTTCTCCAAGCTGGTCACAGCTTGAAGATCCGTCCGAATGAAGGCGGCACAGGTATCCATGGCTTCTATGTTCCAGTGTTGGAAGCAAACAACGGTGTTCAGGCTACAATGCCCTTAGAATACGATGAGGGCGGGAACGTCATTGGTGGTGGTGAGCTTCTTTATTCGGATGCTGAAGGCATCGCAACTACGGAAGCTGATAACGGATTAAGCGGCGAAGAGTTCGTTGCATTCGATCCAATCATGGAAGGTGCTCGTCCTGCTGATGATGCTGTTCACAACATGCTTTCTACCCGTGGTTTAGACCTCGCTGGTAGTTTGGGTGTCGGTGGTTTGGCTACCTTTGGTACACCAGCAAACGCTGGTGATGCCCAGTGGCACTCCATTGTGACGCAGAAGTCCATCAAGGCTGACGGCGACATTGTTACTCTTGAGTCTTTGAAGGCCGACAAGCGCATCATGCTTCCATCACAGGGGAGTGCGAGCTTTCAGGTGTTGGCAGCGGGTGCGACGGGCAACGATAACGCCTACACTCTCCTTCAGTTGACTGGTCGGACTGAGTTGACTGGTGATCTCACCGTTGAAGGTGTCACTGACCTGACAGGTAATCTCACGATTAATGAGGGTCGGGTTCGGATCGAGGACAACCTCGCTGAAGGGTCTGAGACTTATGCACTTGAAGTGCCGATGTTGGCTCTTGTAAGTGTAGATGCCATACCTGCCAGTACAGTTGTTGAGGGCAGCCTCGCAGAAGCTAATGGTGGATACCTCAACCCTGTAAGCAGCCCCGCTGTTGGAACGCTTACGACAAATGAGGGGCCTTCGACTTGGAAGTATGAGGCACCTTTTGAGGATCTTACAGCGATTCCGGTAGAAGATCGTACCTTTACTATTGAGTACATGGTGGCCGCACAGCCAGCACAAGGCGACTATGAGCTTGGCTATTCTATTGGACAAGCCTTTCAGCTTTCAGGTGAGGCCGATTTCTCGACTTGGTTGTTCGGCAGCGAGTTTTCTGAGTATGATATGTGGCAAGGAAATCCGCAATTTGACCAAGGCGTAAGCCATGGTCAAGCCGCTGATCCAGGCGAACCTGTCAACTCGATGTTCTATTCGGAAAACGAAGACACGTCGATTGATCCAGCTAACCCCCCTGCGGGAAGTAGCTCGGTGTCAATCGCCGGACAAGACGCTGGCAGCGAGCAATCCGATGCGGCTGATGACCAGAACAGGATTTCATCCTCTCGTGGTTTGAATCTGAGTGGTGGCCTTGCGGTCGCTGGAAACATGACCCTAACGGGTGATCTCGTCGTAAATGGCACTCAGACCGCTGTAAATACAGAGGTGACTACGCTTGAAGACAATGTGATTCACCTGGCACGAAAAGCTGACGGCTCACAGGCTGATATTGACCCCTTCTTCGCTGGACTTCGTGTTGAGCGAGGGTTGCACGATGCAGCAATGCTTTGGGTAATGGACCCTCTGGATTCCTCTGAGGGGGATGCCCTTGAAAACGGCGATCCAGCGATTCGTGGTGGTCACTGGAGATTTGGACAGATTACTACTCCAGAAACCACAGCAGGTGCTTTGCTTGATCTTGAAGCTCGTACCTTCCGTGGTGGTATTTCGAGTATTTCGGAATACTTGCCAGTAGGTAGCAATACGCCTGTTCGTCATAGCACTGCGGGTTTGGATGAAGATCCAAATGCGTCGGTTACTTCGGGAACCATGTACTTCACGGCTGCTCGTGTTCACACTGCCACTGTCGCTGACGGAAACGCCATCGATGAATTGATTGCGAATAATGTCAAAACTCTCAGTCTTACGATTGATTCGTATGCGGCTGCTGTAAGTGCTGGCTCAGGATCGGGCGACCCACAAGAACAAGCTGATTACGACAGCGGTCACGCTGCTGGGGTTCAGTGGTTGAGTTTGGGAAGTCCCGGATCTGGAGTCTTATGGCTCAGTGAGAATGGGTACGATATTATGACCAGCAATACGGCCTTCATGGACGGTTTTGCTGACGGTGCTGGTGGGGTTGCAGCTAACGAGAGCTACAATGGGTATGTTCCCCCAACATCCGCATCGGAGGAGTCTGGTACTCAGATTCCACTGACTGCTGGTGTGGACGGTCTATACGCTTCGTACTCGCTTAGTGTTTCAAGTGCAGATGCACCTGAAGGCTATACAGTGGATGCGGCTGATTTTGGTAGCTTGGCCTATGCCCCCTCTACGGGTGCTCTTACGGCTGTGTTGCCAACAAACCATGATGTTTGGGGTACTTTCAGTGCGGCTGATGCTGTAGCTACCGAGGGCGACACTGCTCATGGTGGTCTTGCGTTCAGTGAGGGTGTGATCACTCTGACTCGTGTTACGAATCGAATGATTCGTGGCGATGTGTCTGGCGGTAACGCCATTCAGTATGCGGGTGCGGATGATCAGGATGCGGTAGTTCAGTCTGAAGGGGTTCCGGGCAAACTTGCTCTAAGCGCAGGTCAGTTCGGTCTTTACATCGATGCTGATAGCACTTTCCCACTTACAGATGGCACTTACGGACTGAAAGCCTTGGCTTCTGGTTCTAACTCCATTCAGTATGGTAGTGTGGACGGTCAATCCGCAGTTACTTATCAGGCAGCGGTTTACGACGAGGAGACCGGCGAAGAGGTGAGTGCGGAGGTTCTCCAGAAACTCGCTTTGGGTGTCGGTCAGTTTGCGCTTCAGGTTGATCCTACCAACACTTTCCAGATGACGGATGGTGTGGGTGGACTGAAAGCACTGATGGACGCTGGTGATGCTGCTGAGTCTGAAAAGACTTATGGCTCACTTGCTTTCGCTGTCTCTGAGAATGTCAACACGCATACCCTTACACGGGTCAAGGCTACTGAAATCCATGTGGATATTCTCGTAGAGGATCTTCACAAGGATGGCGGTGAGGTTGACGAGAATGGTGACCTCACAGGTGTCGCTCAGGTGTTCGCTGGAACGGCTGAAGACAACACTATTCGGGTTGCTGTGCTTGAGAAGGTGCTGGACGCTACCGTTGGCAGCGAAACCATGACCAATCGACTGAAGTCGTTCAATGTTGGTGATGTCCGTGCGATGCAAAGTCTGACTGCGGCTGATGTGCCACCACTCGTGGCTGAATCCGGTGTAGAAGGTCAAGAGGGCTATGTTGAGGAAGTTGCCGATGTGTCTTTTGGTGGATTGTCTTACGATGCCACCACTGGTGCTTGGGTATTCACTGGCGTTACTGGTGCAAACATCAAAGGTTTGTTTGGTGCGGAAGTCAATGATGCTCAAAGCGACGGGGCAGGTTCAACAAGTGGTCTGTCTTATGATCCAATCACAGGTCGGTTCACCTATGAAGGTTCCTTTGAGGATGACATCAAGGTCGGTTCTCTGACTCAGAGCAAACTCATTGATAACTGTTTGAACCTCGTAGCGGATGGAAATATCGATGCACTCGCATTGGTAGACCACTCCGGTAAGATGGCGAAAGCACGAGTCAACGACTGGCAACTTGCTGGTCAGGCCATGGAAGGTGCGCTTGATGAAGCATCCTTGTTGGGTAAAATCCACATGATGCCTAAGCGTTCTTGCATCTCGGTTCTCGCTGAAAGTGGGATGACCTTGGTAGACGGGGACCATGTGTTCTTGTCGGCTATGGAAGCTGGCCGTGTGACTAATGTCCTGCCTGACAATGACACCTTGGGAATCACCGATGGTGTTGCTGTTTTGGTTGGTCGGATGATTTCACAGCAAAAGAGAGACGCTTCTGGCGCACCTCTTTTCTTGGACGGTCAAACTGAGACTACGACTGATACCGGAACTAAGGCTATGGAACTTAAGTGTATCGTTGCCGATCAGTTCTTGTTTGATGCCTAATCCAATCAAGTGCTTGCACTTGTAAGATAAGCAAAACTCTTTCAGCCCCCCTTTCCTTCGGGAGAGGGGGGCTTTTTTATTGTCTTTCGGTGCGGGCCTTATACTTCACCATGGTTACGTTGGGAGGTTAGTAGTGGCTTCAAATAAATTCGAGAAACAGATGCGTATGGGGTTGGGCGAAGCGGTACGCCGCCTTCTTGCGGTAGAGATCCGATATCGTAATGGTGGAAGAACTGAAGAACTGACCACGGAACGGGATCTGCTTCTTGATGCCCTAAACCGAGTTGAGATTGATCTCGGCTTCGATTGTAACGAAGACGGGATGCCCGATACCGTAGAGATTTTCCAAAAGGCGGCGGCCACTTCATGCTGCCGAATTATGCCAACGAAACCCGCAGGTAAGGGAACCCGTCGTGTCCGTAAGGGCAAAAAATAGAGGTGAACATGGATATCGTACTTTTCATTATGCTGTCTTACGGCTTGTGCTTCGGACTCGCAAACAAACTGCCCTTTCTTTATAGCCAGACCTTCCGTGAGGAAGCGATTGCTGAAACCTTCATCGACCGCCTGTTGAACTGCGCCTATTGCTTGGGCTTCCATACGGGTTGGATGTCTTTAGGGCTTCTATGGCTGTGTAAGGGCGTTCCTACGCTGGATTGGACAGCAGCCCCAACTGTGGTGGTGGCTTGCTTCGTATCCGCCGCTGCTTGCTATGTGGCCGACACCGCTGTCCGATGGTTGGAGGGGAATATCTGATGGCCGTAGGTCGCCCACCGTTTGCCCAAGCAGCAGGGACATCTGTTGTGTTGATCGCTACGGGCGTGGTGATCCCAGATAACCAGACCGTGACAGTGATCGACCCTGAAACAGGGGAATTCATTACTATCGAGCAACCCGTTATCTTCGGCCCCGGTAAGGCGGTTGCTGTAGTTGAGAACGAAGATGGAGATGAGGAGTACCGTTTATGTGGGGCGTTCCAAGATACGGGGATGCCACAAGCGTTTCTCGGCTTCCAAACCAATATCATCGATGGAGAGGGTATCCGACCCATTGTGACGGCTTCCAGAGGGTCAAGAGTGATGAACCCTGCGGTAACTGAAGGGGTAGAGTTGAGGGCGGGCGAAGATGTTTTTCTGTCCATTATTCCGGGTGAGGTCACACAAGATCGTGCCTTTTACGATATGCGGGGGTCCGTAATGCTGAGAGTCGGCTACGCTGTTGGTGCGACAAAATTGATACTGGCTACCGATGGTCGGATGGAGTTGTAATGGCTATTGCATTTTCACCAGGACAAGAACTGAGCCGTGGCGACTTAGATATCTTTCTGACAAACAATAGCGGGGCCGTTTCAAACGCCGCCTCGATTTCCTTCGCCATTTATTTCTACGACCCCGATACCGATGAAGAGGTCTTGATCGGAGACGCTGCGAGAACTCCCGTGAACCCCGCAGTCGGGGAATACTATGCGGCTCTCTTGATCCCACCGAGCGCAGAGCCAGGAGAATATCGAATCCGCTGGTCTTTTCGGGAGTTTGCGGGAAGTCCCATCCAACAGGTCGTTATGCGCTTCGCTGTGGTGGAGTCGTCGGCTCTAATAGCGAACACTTATACAGATCAGGAGCAATCCATGATCGATAAGCTCCGATTGCTTTTGAGGGATCAAAACCCCGATAAGTTCTATCATTTCAGGCCGCCCGAACATGAAGGGGCTATCGGCACCTACAACCGAGTGTTTGGTCAGATTTGGGAAGATGCCGAGCTATTTGAGTATTTGGAACGGGCGTTGGATTGGTGGAATATGTTCCCGCCTGAAACAGAAGAACTCAACAACCTGACAAAGCTGGTAGGCAGTAAACCCGTTTGGCGAACTTGCGTCCTATGGGGAGCTATTTCCCACGCCTGCTTCGCATTGATGGCGAACTGGACCGCCGATGAGTTTGATTACTCCATCGGGGGTGTAAGTTTAACCTTGGAAAAATCCAGCAAGTACGAAAGTATGAAGTCCTCTTCGGACATGCAGTTCGATAAAGCAACGGAAGCCAAGATGATGACCGTCAAGATTATGCGGGGTTTACGCCAACCAAAGTACGGTGTTGGTATCAGGTCGGCTTTTGGACCGCATGTGGGTCGAGGTGTTCTTGGCCCTCGGAACTTTCTATAGATCCCAGATATTCGTGCGCCCAACAGACACGGTTCGTGTCGTGCTTCCAGTTGTGGAAGAACTCCTCTTCAGGTCGGTCTTTCTGGTCTGTCCGTAGCTGATAGCTGTGGGCGGTAGCTTTCCATTTGGGGGAGGCTTCTCGGTACTGACCAAGGCGAGGGTGGGCTGTGCGACTAAAGAAGCGGCCTCCCCTTTCAAGGTAAATCTCCCCAAGCATCTCTGAAAAGCGGGGGCCGATACCCATGCCCTGATATTGGGGCAGCACGACCGTCCTGTGCTCTCTCCAGCCGCCTTTCACGACTGCGTGGGGGAAACATAGCACCGAGCCGAAAACCACAGGAGCGTTCTCCCACAGCCCCACGTAGCAATGTGAGGATTTGCTGATTTCTGCCGTCAGATAGTGAGCCGACGCAAAAAGGGGCCATACATCATGGCGACATCGGTGGACGTCCAGTTTGATGGTCGGTCGATGAAGCCACCTCCCCACGGTGAGGGAACCATCCACCGTGTTAAACACCCAATCTGGTTGAAGCCAAGGAAGTATATCTTCGTGGCATGTTGCCACTATGATATTCGTCCACCCTTTATTCGTTGCGATCCGTTTGAGGGATCTGGAACAGCTTTTCGCCGTTTCTCGGTCAACGACCGAAGTAAACTCATCGAAGACCGCACCGTCCCCCATACTCCGAGCCAAATCTGCCCGAAAAGACTCCCCTACGGAGAGCACATGGTACGGCTTCATCCAAGAGGGGATTGAGTTTAGACCCACAGCGGAAAGACGTTGTAGAGCCTCTTCTGGGGTCTTGAAATGAGACACAATCGCTCGATCCCGATCCCATGTGTGCTGCACAGGCTTTCCAAAGTTGTTCAGAAATAAGGACTTACCTGTTCCGCTTGGGCCTACAACAGCACCAATCGTAAAGGTTTCTGGCAAATCCTGAGGCACCGCCCAAGGCTCAAAAGAAATGGTGCCATCGAACTCATAGTCAAAAGCGGCAGAGGCGTGTTTCGTAAACTCGTCTACCTGAACATGAGAGACAACAGGCTCCTTTTTAGTTTGCTCCCCGAAGAGATCGAGTATTGACATAGCGTATCCTTTTGTTCCCCTCATACTACCCGTCCCTTACTGAAAGACAGGTAGGTTTAGCCCCCCTTCTATGGGACGTTTTCTCGACACTTACAATGAAAAGCTGTGACTTGTTCCACCTGCCCCGCCCCACAAGTTTCGACACACAGCCGCACATAGTCGTCGTTCAAAGTGATGTGTAAAATGAGCCATATCAACCCCACAAGGGCGATTAGACTTACAATTACCCAACCGATGGTACGCCACCTCGCCGCCCCCTCGTACTCTTTTTTGTGGTTGGGTATGTTGTATGACAAGAGAAACCCGTCCTTCGGTAATAAGAGACTTTACCTGTGGGCGGGGTAGCAAACGATTCGTGCGATCAAGTGCGATAAAAGCCTTATCCTCTTGCTGTAATAAAGGTAGGGGTTCACATGGCTCAAGTTGGCGACACATATACCTTCACGGTTGCGTTCTTTGATGGCTTCAATGCTCCACTGATTGTGCCCGATCCAGAAATCGAAATCTTTTCTTTCGATGCGAATGGGACAAAGGTGGTGTTGGTTGCGGCGGGTACAGAAATGGTCGCCGTAGAAGATGATATCGGTCGATATGCGTATACGTATCAGATTGATCTTGAATACTCCTTAGCCCCTACCATATTTGCAATGATGTCAGGAACCGACCCTGAGAGTGCGAGTCCGATTATCGTGGAAGAACAACTCCACCTTGTCTCTGGCTCTGGCTCTGGGGGGAATCAGATGGTCGCTCGGTTTGTAAAGGGCGGCTGATCTCTCGGTGGGGCGACCTTGGTCAAAAGGTGGTGACCAGAGGTAAAGCATGGTTATGCCGGGTCGAGCGACCCTCGACCGTGGGTGCAATTCCCACCCTCACCGCCATTGGACGGTTTCTTAGACCCCATATTAGGCTTTACCATTTATAGTTTCAGTAGGTTGGGAGGATAACATGCTTCCTTTAGCCTACTGGCCTGATGAGCGGCTTACTAAAAGATGCGAACCCGTAGAGCGGATGGACGATTCGCTTTTGCTTTTCATCGAATCTTTGAAGAAGACTATGCGAGAAGAACAGGGGATCGGGATCGCCGCCCCCCAAGTCGGAGTCCATCTTCGAGTATGTTTGGTTCAAGAACGCTTTGACGAAGAGCCATTGGTCCTAATCAACCCTGTCGTAGAAGCGTCTTCTAAAAAGAAAACTTGGTTCGGTGAGGGCTGTCTTTCTTTTCCGGGGCTGTTCATAGAAATCGCCCGACCCCGTTGGGTTGATGTGGCGTATCTTGATCTCAATATGAAACGGCATGTTCGTCGGTTTGATGGCTTACCTTTGGCCGTCTGCGTCCAACACGAAATAGACCACCTCAATGGGATTACTTTTTTGGATCGTGTTTCCCGTCAGGAGCGTCGGAAAGCACTTCGGACTTGGAAGCAACCTTGGACGGAGTTTCCCCCACCCCGTAATACTCAAGCAAAGTCGGATGGTCCGAAAGCCTCTCGCAAGAAAAGGCGGGCGGGCGGTCGAAAGAAGAAATGATCTTCTCCACTCTTTGATCCCCAACAGGGCAGTCACAGTACACACGAAGAACTCGCCCATAACGGTAGATGAGCAGTTCCCCGAAACCGTGGCAGTGAGCGCAATTCGACATTCGCCTACCTCTCAATGGGGAGGCTATGCAGACACCATTGATGAGGGTTTATATGTATGATCAAAACAAGTATGTGGCGACGATTGTTCGTTGGGTAGATGGGGATACGGTGGAGTTGAGCGTGGACCTTGGGCAGAGCGTCCATGTCGTGAACAAGTACCGTCTTGCTCGGATAGATGCGCCGGAAATCCGCCGAAAGGCGGGGGTGACAGCTTCCGAGAAAAAGGCTGGCCTCAAACTACTGGAAGACTTGAAAGAAGAGTTCCCTGTCGGCACCAAGTTTTTCGTGTCCACCAATAAAGCAGGGAAGTATGGCCGCTACTTGGTGGAGATGTACTTGCCTGAAACGGGGGAGTGTTTGAACGACCTTCTCGTGGAAAGAGGTCGGGTCAAATACTATTAGTGTTCGGAATGTATTTCCTGCCACTTCGATAGAATCTCTTCGTACCCGGCATGTGGACCCCCTGTGAGCCACATTTTGTTAGGCTCTTGGTAGGGGGAGATCACAAGTCGTGAGTAGCCTCCGTTTGAGAGGTACACAATCCAATCAAAAGAATTGTGCTCGATCAAAGCGGCGGCTGCTTCTTTGTCCATTATTTCTGTGGCAGCGTCTCGCTTGTCTTTACCTGTTAGGTAGAGGTCGATGGTGTTGACCGCTGAAACAAGGACACTCTCCGCATTTGCGGGAGGTCTTTGAAGTTCCAGAGCGGTACAAACTTTTAGAATGTTTTGAACGGCTTCTTTTGCTTTATCCATTAGAGGACTCCTTTACGCCTTCGATGAATTTACCCATCTGCGAAGCCAAGGCTTCACGAGCCGCTTGAGCGATGGGGGCGGCGGTACTGTCATCCTCCCACATGGTCATTTCCCACAAGTTTTCGGAGATGGCGGATTCAGTGGCTTCTTTGACGTTTCTGTGGACCATGAACCACTCAAACTCATCTGCTTGGCACCATGCTCGAATCAAGGCGACACAGTCTTCGCCCCAAGGGTGTTCTTCGTGGGGGTTGGAGCGGTGATACCGAAGGTAGTCCTCTGGATCGTGATCGTACTCATCAACAGCTTCTTTCTGCGCTTCGGTGAGCACCTTTTCGATTTCCGCAATCAAACCCTTTACGGTGACAGGGTACTTGGAGTTCGCTTCGTCAGCCCATGAGGTGGCTTTACCCTCATTTTGAGAGTGTATCGAGTAATTGAAGGAGTAGAAGTCGCTTTGCGCTCCCGCAAGGATACGAGAAGGGATGTCATATCCGTACTCCCAAGCTAAAATGTAAGACAGGCCCATATTGAACCAGACACAAGGGAGGTTTTCGATCCGAGAGTCACGAGCCGTGAAGTAGGCCCGCTTTGCCCGTGAGCAGAAAAGCTCGAACATATCGGGATGCTTGCGAACAAACTCCGTTGTCCATTTGGAAAAAAGTTGTGACCGTTCATCCATCGGTGGTTTGGCTATTGCTTTTACATTCATGGTTCCCTCTCTATAGGGCCGCCTATTGTTTGGACGGGCCTGCATCCTCAATGGGATTACCGTTAGAGGTTGAAATTAGCCCCCCCGAAGGAGATTCTTGTGAGTAACAGCCACGCACTGATTGACACAGCCAGCAAGATTTTAGCGATCTTGGTGATCCCCCTTATTTTATGGGCGGTTAGGCTGGAAGTTCAGTTGGCGACGGCGGAGGTCGAACGGCAGAATCTCCAAGTTCAAGTGAAGCAGTTGTCGGACGACAACGCTTCGGTTTTGGCCTCTCTCCAATCAAATACGGTAGCTTTAGAACGCCTGTCCGAAGCGATGGGTTATGTGAAGCTCCGAGTAGACGAGATTAAAGCGGAGATGAACCATGAAAGGTAAGCGAATATACGGGGCCATTTTCTTCGCCTTGGTTTTGTCTTGCGTTTTCTCTTTCCGTGAGACAAGCCCCGCACCAGCCCCGAAAGCTGAGATCGTGCCATCCGCAAGGGCGGAAACACGACGGGTAGTGTTAGAGCAAAGAGCTATTGTGGACGAACTTCAACGCACGGCAGATTCTCTTGAAAAGGATGTTGATGCCATACATAACGAAATTTGTCCTTGAGTTTCAGTAAGCCCTCTATGGACGGGGGTAAAGTAAGGCGCACCGAAGCTGGTGCTTGGCTTTTACCCGATAGGAGAGTTCAATAATGTTTGGAAAGAAAAAGTCCAAGAATACTGATGATGGTGCAGTTGAGACAGCCACCGAAGCAGTTGAGGAAACCGTAACCGCCGAAGCTGATGGTACTGAAACCGCTTCGGTATCTGCACCTGAAGATGTCGCTAAAGCAACGGAAGAAGCCGTGTCAGCGACAACTGAAACCCTGACCGTACCCGAAGCGGATATGGCGGTTTTGAACCGTTTCCGCATGGCGGGCGAGGATTGTGTGAAGGAGCTTGGGAATATTGAAATTCGCAAGGCTCGGATCATCGCTTCTTATGGTCAGTTGGAATCCGCCTCGCAAAACAAGCTCCGAGAAATCGGGGAATCCTTGGGGATCGCTGAAGGGTCAGGCTGGTCTGTGAATCCAGATGGCACTGTAGTTGTTCAAAGCACCCCTGGAGCCATGGGAGAGGCAGCCGAAGCACCCTCAGAAGGGTAGTAGGAGGTTGCTTTGACTGCTGGCTGGGAGACATCGACGGGAGATAAGCCTTCTCCGCCTCAAAACGGGATGGCTTTTAGCCCCTATAAAGTAGGGGTTTATGATCTTCGATGGGACAACCCCGCCCTACTGTCAGCTAATACTCCTTGGACTATCCTTGGGGTAAATGTGTATCGGTCTGACGCATCAGACCGTGGCCCCTATCGTCGGGTCAACGAAGTCCCCGTTGGAGGGGCTTTCTATCGGGACAGAACAGTTAATGTTTTGGTGCGGCAAGAGGTTGTCGATTTCGACAATTCTTGGGTCAATAAGGGCGATGCCTCGAACAGTCGTAGGTGGTCCTTTCGCAGTAAGCACCCTATGGTCAAAAAAGATGGCCGTGGGGTATTTGCGAATTCGCCCTCGGATCTTGTTGTTGAGATTGCTGGCGAGCCTGTTGAGGTTCAGCAAGTGTTTGGTCGCACGGGTGAGGTAATCCTGACCAACCATGCGACTTATGATGTTGGACGAGAGAAGTACGCAGACCCAACCACCATAGACGAAAACACATCGGTCACGGTTTCGTACTACCGAAACAAGAACCTTACGCCAGGGGTCGCCCTTGACCGTAAGGTTTTTTACCGTCTAACCACCGTTGCCGTCACCGAAAATGGGTTGGTTGAGACGGCTTTAGAGAACTGCCATCCTGTTACGCCAACGGCCATCGAGGAGTTGGATTACATTTGGAAAGAGGCTGTTCGCCGCAATCAGTGGATTCTTCAGCAAGGTGGCGAGCGAGTAAAGGCTTTTGTCCGAAAGACTACGGGAACGCATTGTTCTTGTGGGATGGACGAGCAGGATCTTGAATACAACAAGCAAGCCTCCCAACGATGCCGTTTGTGTTTTGGCACGGGCTATATCGGGGGCTACGAAGGCCCTTACGACATTATTATCGCCCCCGAAGATGGGGATCGTCGTGTGTCCCAAACCCCGATGGGCCGACGAGTGGAGATGCAGTACGAGGTTTTCATGGGGCCAAGCCCCATGCTTACGATGCGAGACTTTATCGTTAAGCAAACAAATGAGAGATACAGCGTAGGGGCCGTTCGTCGCCCCACTAATCGAGGGAATGTTTTACAGCAGCACTTTACGATTGGGATCATTGACCAACAGGACATTCGTTTTGAGGTTCCCATCGATGGAACTGATTCCATGGTCTTCCCTGAAACTCGATACAGCCACAGTGCTGTGGCTCCCGCTGCGGGACAGCATGACCATTCTCCCCCCTTTCCTATCGGCACTGATAGTACGACCCCCATGCAAACTGAAAAGAGCAATTTCCCCGATGAGACGGAGAAACGAGGCCGTACCCCTGTGTGGGATAACATTGAGAAGTAGGGGGGATAAGTGGCAGAGCAACCGTTTCGAGTCAAAGGTATTTACGGCGGCCCTTTAGCTAAGAAGGGTGGGTTCCGAACCAGCCCCTCCAATACAATTTTGGCGAAGTTGGGGGATAAGTGCATCGAGTTCATCAAGCAAGAAGCTATGAAGGTAGCCGGTCGCTCCAAGTCGATCCCCCGCTCTGAAAAGTTCTTCAACTCTTTTTCGTGGTCTTTGAGAGGTAAAAGTACGATTGAGATTCAATCGTCTTGGCCTCATATGAAGCCTGAAGCATACATGGAGGGAAAGAAAGGCTGGCGAGTAGGTGCGCCGGGGAAGGTTATTCCGCTCATCGATAAGAAATCGGGAGAGTTAATCTTCCGAACCATGCCCGCCAAACTAAAGAAGGGGCCTTGTTCAGACAATATCTGGTGTCATCCAGGGATCGCTAAACACACCTTCATCCAGAGGGCTATCCAGAGGGCTAAGAAAGCCATCTTGGACGAATACGGGACCACAATGGTCGGCCATGCCTTAGGGAAGAAGCAATGAAAACCGTGATTTTAACGTGTCGCATGGACAGGATTTCCCTGCCTGAATTTGGGGTTGTGCTAACGAGAGGAGAGCGGTTGGAGATCCCCGAACAGGACGCTATGCGCTCAGTTGAGGTTCAGCGGGCTATTCGGCTCGGAGGTTTATCCTTTAAGACGAAGCAAGCTCCTCGAATCCGAGACACTTCTCGAAGAAACGCCCCGAAGAAACGCAAGCCGAAGAACAAGATTCCGACACCAAATTTTGAAGATCGTATGAAAGAGATGATTTCTGGTGCTCTCCGGGATCATCTTGTTCAGATTTCGAGCACCCTTGAAAACCAAAAAGCTCCAGCGCCCGTAGTCGCTCCCGCCCCCGCTCCTCCAGCGGCCCAAGTCGATACGGAGGTTCTTGCATCCATGTTGAAAGAAATGTTGGGTAATTTACCCATTGTTCAAAACGCTGGTGCCGTCCAAGGTGGGCAGCACCCATCGGCTTTAGTCGATGATACGCCTATGTTTATTCCTGAGGGTATCGTGTCAGGTGAGTTGAAGGCTGATATCGATACCTCCAGCACATCTTCAAAGGGTTCCTCTGTGGATGCGGCTACTGAGGCATTAAGGCAACTCAGGAAAGCTAAGAAGAAAAAATAAGGAGTCCTAAAATGTCTGACGCAGAAACCCCAGAAACGCCCCAAGAAAAGCCTCAAGCAAAGCCTAAGGCGGCCTCGAAGAAGCCCGCCAAGGTGCTCCCTAAGGGCGTAGGGTTGGACATCGGGACAATGAATATCGTTTCGGCCCGTAGAAGCGGGTCGGGTGAGATTGAGTCCCGTCGAGTTCGAGATGCTTTCCTCGACCTTCCGCCAGACTCCAAGAAAATGTTGAAATTGTCGGGTGTGAGCTACGTTGAGCGACCTGACGAATTGATCATTATCGGTGATCCCGCATTGGAAACTGCCAATATCTTTGGCCGAGAAGCACGGCGACCACTACAAGCGGGCCTGATTTCTTCGGGTGAGACGGACGCTCTCGATGTTTTGGGGTTGCTCGTAAAGAATGTTTTGGGCGAGCCACGGGTAGAAAATGAAGCCTGTTACTTTTCGGTTCCCGCCGCCCCCATCGATCAGCCAGATAAAGACATCATTTATCACCGAGGGGTTTTTGAGCGCATTGTGACGGAATGTGGCTATGAGCCTTATGCCTCGAATGAAGCGATGGCTATTATCTATGCCGAGACTGCTAAGGAAGGTTTTTCGGGGATCGGAATCAGTTTCGGTTCAGGAATGACCAATATTGCCTTGGCTGTGAACACTATTGAAGGTTTGAGCTTTTCGGTCGCCCGTGGGGGGGATTGGATTGATGGTGGGGCCGCTCGAAGCATTGGGTCCACACAAGCCCGTATCTGCTCGATTAAGGAGCAGGGGATCGATTTGAACAGTCCTGAGGGGCGAGATCAAGAGGCGATTGTTTTCTATTACCGCAACTTGATTGAATATGCTTTAGATCAAATCGCCCTCCGCTTTAAGCAGATTGAGGGGCAGTTTTCTTTGCCCCGTCCGATTCCGATTGTGGTTTCAGGAGGCACCTCTTTAGCAGGGGGCTTCATGGAGTTCTTTCAGGCTGTTTTTAACAAGAAGCGTCGAAAGTTCCCCATTGAAGTATCGGAAATTCGACACGCAAACGAACCGCTAAACGCTGTGGCTTACGGAATGTTGGTTCAGGCCATGCAGGAGTATGATGATGAGTAGTAGTAAAGATTTTCTGGATGTCTTGGATGGCATCATCCCACCAGATCCCGATGCCCCGACAATTGGAAGTGGGGACGCTTTCAATGACTCAAAGGCAGGTATTCCAGCGATGGGGCCGCCTTTGATTCAAGTTACGATCCCAGAAGAGGATGGGGAAACCGTTGAGCACGGGCGAGGAAAGCTCGTTTATTACGGCCAAGGGGGTCGCAAGTTTTTCGGCTACTACTCGACGATTTCTCTGACCAAAGAGGGCAGTACAATCACTCTGACGGGTACTCTGAAAGAGGAGTAACCTTGGAGTTGTCGTGTACTACGTTCTCACTCATGCTTTAACTCGAAGATTCATTCAGGAACTTCGTCGCTTCTGGTCTTATCATCCGAGGTACAGGGACGACCTTGTTGATAATATCCAAGGTAAGTATTCGTTTGCCGAACGCCCTCAACATGGGATCATTGTAAAGTCGTCGGGTGGCTCTATCGTCAAGATGGCCGCTGATAACTACATGGGAACTGTTCACAGTTATTGCTATCTGACGAAAGTAGATAGTTATCAAGGCACCTTTCTTGAGTGGATTCGGGAGGATGGGCTGGCCATCCAATCCAACGGAGGTTCTTTCCCCTCCCCCGCAGGGGTCTATTACATTGAGATTACGGCATACAATCAGAACACCAGTGAGGGCGAATTCTATGTAGATCGTCTTTTAGAGGTTCGGAATGAAGCCGTAACTATGGTGAGTCCCAGTGAAGCGACTCTTCAGCGGAAGCCCTTGGATGGAACCTTATCTTTATATGAGGTTCCGAGCGGGATTCGGCTGCGTAACTTCACTTATGACCCCGAAACCGCTGGCATTACTTTAGTTCAGCCCTTGAAAGCAGGGATGAGCCTTTCAGCGGATTACCGATATGCCGTACCAAGCCTTGGCCCGATTCCTTTTAGGAGTATGCGGGCAGACAATACGGCGATTCCTGGTGTGGTCTTGGCGTTTGGGCGTGAGGTGGAGGCGGGGGATCGAGCAGCGGTTGTTGTGTCGAATCGGCGTGAGCCTGCATACCAAGAGTACGGCGGTCGTTGGACGCTGAATATGGAATTCGATGTGATTTCCAGAGATGTTCACGCTCAGAGAGAGATTATTGATCGTACCTGCACATTCATTTTTGGTGTGCTTCGCCCACGACTTTCCACAGAAGGCATTGAGATCATGGATATGAGTCTCGGTGGAGAGGTGGAAGAAATCTACGACGAAACGGGCGACGACTACTTCTTCAACGGGAACTTCAACATTTCCTTGGAAACCGAGTGGTCTATTCATGTTCCTTTGGGGCCGTGGATGAGGTCTGTTTCAGCGATCAGCAGTGAAGATATGAAAGCGGCGGAGGCAGACCCCGCTAATGCAACTGAAGAGAGCCTCGCCAACCGAAGTTTGGGGATCGAGCGGAGTCTTGATCCCTTCTTTTCCGGTCGGAGCGGGACTTACGAACTTATCAAATAGCGTGGGTACTCTGTCTATACTTACGCCACTTATTAGGATGGAGGTGCGTCATTCCTTTGTATAATTATCAGTGTCAGGCTTGTGGCCTTCGCTTCGATGCTCACCGTACAGCGGCTATGGGGACCGACCCCTACCCCTGTCTGGGTTGCGATGCCGAAGCTCTTAGGCTCCCCCCTGAAACGATGACCTCCACCTACATTCCGAATGGGGATGGCACGATCCGCCCACAGAACACGGGCGTATCTTCCTATGACGCAAATGTAGATCGAGTCATTGGCGACCATGCCAAGGGCAGCTACGAACAAATTTCAAAACGACATGAGCGAAAGCGTGAGGTCATTCGAGACAATCCAGGCACTTCTGGACACGATCTTAGTAGGACGGACACTGGCGATTACCGAATTCTGAATAAAGACGAACGGTTGGCCGCAGAAACCGCCCGAAATCTCAATGCCGAGGCTATGGGAATGATTGATAGACACAAGAAGAAGCTGAAAGCTAAAGAGCGTCAATAGACGCATGAGGGTGGGTTCCCTCTCCGACCGTGATGGTCTGGTTAGAAAACAAGTATGGAAGCATGTGCATCAACCGAGCTTAAAACCCCGTCAATACTGGCGTGGATTTGAAAGAAACACTGTTTTGTAACAGCCACTAACTGAGAAGGAGAACCCATCATGGCTTTTGACTTTAAGAACCCCTATGCCCCTCCCGGCGTGTACACGGAAACCGAGTACGAATCCGCCCTTGGAGGAGTCTTGGGATCAACAAACATTCCTATGTTGATTGGTCCTGGAAATGAAATTTTGACCCGAAACGGCCTTGAGGTTGTTCGGGGGTCTTCCCAATCCGTAGACCAGCGCATCCCCTTGGATGACATGGCTGGCCGTGCGGTGATTGACGATGACGGCAATCTCGGAGATTTCAACGGTGAAGCTACCGTTGTTATGGTCCGTAATTTCCCCATTGTTGACGGTCAGGGGAATGGCCGAACCACTAACGATCCTGCCGATGTGACAGCGTTTATCAATGGAGAACCTTCCGTTGTACTGGCTGTCAACGGTGCCAACGGCACTATTGAGCTTGCCGTGGCTGCGACCCTTGAGGATGAGGTGATGGTCACCTACTTCTTCAATCGCACAGACACCCAACAGACCGATGACTTGTCAGCACAAGTTTCGGGTGACGGTGCTGAAATCACTGGAACGGGTGCCGAAGGTGCTGGTTTTGAGATTGAAGCAGGTACAAACGACACCCTTGAACTGACGGTAGACGGCGAAAGTGCTTCTTTCGAGCTTCCTGAAGGTACTTGGACAGCCGTTCAGGTAATCGGTTTCATCAATGCTGAAGAAATCGGCTCCTTGGAGGCTTCCACCATTACAAACAACGAAGGGGATACTGTTATCCTCTTGTCTGCGGAACAAGGCATTGCGATTGGTGCTGGCCTCGCAAACGACACTCTTGGCATCGTCAATGGTGACGAGACTTCTCGAAATGCCCGCTTCTTTACCCATCAGCGTCCGATTGTGGACGGCACCAACGCTGGTCGCACCCTTGATACGGGAAGCACCACAGGCGTTGTAGTGACGGTAGACGGGGCAGAAGTTGAGGTTTCCGAAGTAGACGGAAAGAACGGTGGTATCACTTTGGCGGTTGCTCCCGCAGCGGGATCAACTTTAGAGGTGACCTACTTCTGGAACTCTTGGCAGGACACTTTCGACTATGTTTTCGACATTGGCGTAACTCGAATGTTGCGGTGTGGTCTTGAGCCGAGTCGTATGGACTACCTCGCAGGCAGTGACTTCATCCTTCAGGACGACAAACTCCATTGGGGAACGGCGGCTATTATCGCTGCGGATTCCTCTTCGGAACTCGCCACGCCTTTTGATGACACTCAAATCACGGCACAGTTGGCGGATTGCCGCACTCACATGGAGCTTTGCGAGCCTGTTACGGATGGTGGGGCGACGAGTCGAACGGCGTTCACTCTTAGCCGTATTCCAACTTCTGGTAATGGTGTGGGATCACCGGGGAATGAGTTTCCTCTAACTCCCGCAACCTTTAAGGCCATGACGAATGATCGTCGGGATGTGTGGTCAAACCGCCCCGAACTGGTCACGGCTTTCGCTGGATATGATGTTCAGGATGCCTTGGATCGTGGTGCTGTCACGGTTGCCAGTGTGGATGCTAATACAAAGACGGTTACTTTGGCGGAAGCCATTGAGCCAGGTATGTCCTTGTTCGCTACCCATTGGTACAACGGCGTTGATGACGAGACCTTTACCCTCACCTGTGTTTCGGCAGGGGCTTCTTCAGTAGGCACCTACTCTATTACAGATAGTGGTGGAGACTCCGTTTTTGCTGCTCCTTTGACGGATAAGGGCGATGGTTTGGTTGAGGTTCTCCAGTTTGAGTCTGGAAACTCCAATCTTCCACAAGCTCGTTTTGAGGCGGTCGATTCCGACCTGTTTACGGGTCCAGTGGGCGAAATTGTCACGGTTACTTTGGTGGATAAGGATGAAACCCCCGCCATGATGTCTTTTGGCAACCCTGGCCCATACTTCTTTGTGGACGGTTCCTCGGACAGTATGATTATCACCGTTGATGGTGGTGCTACTCGAACGATGCTCGGCGCAAGCCGCCCCGCTGCTGCGATGCTCGTATCAGCGAAGGCTCAGTATGATGAGGCCGCCCCCGATAACAACACCTCTTGGACGATTGATGCGGGATCAAATGACACTCTTTCTTTGAGTGTTGATGGTCAGACGATTTCGGCCACGGTAGGTGCGGCGAACGCTGGCATCGCAGATTTCGTAACGGCCCTTAACGCCGCTGCGGACGCTGTTCCTCCTCAGTACACCGCTTCAACTATGGTTCGGAATCGAGTCGAGATCGCCGCTGGCGTTTTTGACAACATTCGACTTCATTGGAATGACGATGCGGAAGGTGCCGAAACCATCAGTGTTGATATCGCCGCTGGCGTTTACACGAATGTTGGTGACTTGGCGGCGGCTGTTCAGGCGGCCATCGAAGGCGGGATTACTACCGTTGTATTGGCTGGAACAACGGATGTTGACGATTATCCAACGGTAACTGTTGCTGCGAATGTCAGTAGTCAGTTGGTATTCACTTGTGCAAGGGCGGTAAATGCCACGCACGGGCGATTCTCCTTCTTGAGTTCCGTAGCGGCTAAGGCGGATTTCGCTGCAAATGTCGCAGGTATTGATACCGCCGCTCTTGCGGATACGGATCAGACCCAAATCCTTCATGGCCCGATTGCGAAGTTGGGTGACGGTGGAAACGGCGACTCTGGTGCGGATTCCCATGATCGCTTGATTCTCCGCAACCGCATTATCCCTGGAAACGCTGGTTCGGTGAACCCTCGTGGACACACTGGTTTAGGTCTTGAGGTTCTTTCGGGAACCGCAATGAGCCTGTTCGGTTGGGAAGGTGGCGAAAGTGCAGAGCCTCGAAGCTCGGCTACTGTTCTCCCCGCAGCGGTTAAGGCTGATGTTGGGTTTGGTACAGGCCAAACGGCTGTCGGTGGCGGTGTAGATACAGACGGTCAGGCAGAACTCACTTTCTTCGATGGTGGTGTGGCGGCTAACCCCGCAAACGACACGCTTGATTTGACCATCGACGGAACCTCCGTAACGGTTGCGTTCACATCTTCTGATGTAGGTACGGCGACTCCTCTTGGACCTGTTGGCGAACCCGCTTCGGTTTTGGGTCAGATTAGTGCAGCCCTTGTCGCCGCTGGTGTAGGTGCTTTGACCCAAGAAGGCGCAGCTTTCTGGATTGAAAGTGCCACGCAGGGTGCGAGTTCACGGGTTGCTATCGGTGAAGGAAGCGCAAACAACACGATTCGTCTTACCGACAATGAGTCTTCAGTTCGTGAAGGAGTCTCGGCGGCAGCGTTGGCGGCTTCGATGATGACGGAATCAACGGCTTCGTGGAAGGCGTTGTTTGCTGATGTGGCTGGCGATGGTTTGGATCAAGATGGTGCGATGGTGATGATCGTAACGGACGCTTCTGGCGACGATTATGTTCAGATTCAAAGCCCCACCTTGGGTCTTGCTTCAAGTGTTGCCGTGGGCGATTGCACCGCTTTCCGTTCGGGAACGGGCTTGCTCGGTACGAATGGGGATCAGGATAATGGTGAGTCGGGTCGCACTGGCTTCCATGTCACTTCTGATAACCCTGTTGGGTCAGGTTCTTCGGGATCTTCTGTCCTCAACGACGGTACTGGTCAAGATGGTGTTGTTGGTCAGACTTATCGTGATGAAGTCACGGGTCTTACCTTCACGCTTTTGGCTCCGCTTGGTGGTGGTAACTACTCATCTAACGCAACCTCAACCTTTGAGTTGACCTGTGCAGATGAGATTACCTGTGATGCCAATGTGCCGATTGACTCGATTCCTGGCGTTCAGTTGTTCGTTGCAAACACCAGTTCCGTTGGAGAAGGTGATACGGCAACGATCACGACTCACCATAAGGGTGGCAACGAGCCTGCGATTGGACAGAGCTATTACGCCTCGTATGAGTACGAGAAGCGTAACTACTCACCCCGTCTGTTTACGAAGGTTGCTTCGATTGAGGCTGCATTCGGATCAGTGGGGGCTACCAATCAGAGCAGTCTGGCTTCCTACCTCATGTTTATGAACGGTGCTACCGTTGTTGGCGTGAAGCAGGTACGGCGTGAAGAGGGCAAGGTAAACGGTTCTATCGCATCCTATTTGGATGCGGTCACGGAACTTGAAGGTCTGTTGCCCGGTCGTATTCGGCCATCGGTCCTCGTGCCTTTGCTTGAGTATTCACACGAGTTGGGAACTTTCCTTTCTCTCCATGTGGATGAGCAGTCCAATATCCGTAATCAAGCGGAGCGTACCTGTATTCTCGGCTTTAGTGCTGGAACGCAGCCTTCCGAGGCGGCGGATTTGGTCGCACAGCTTGATATGGGCGAGGATGAAAACGGCATGAAGGTTTCGGGTAACCCTCGAATCCGTTGTCTGTATCCCGATATGTTGACGGTCACGACTACTGACGCACTCGGAAACGAGAAGGAAGAGTTGGTTGATGGTCGGTATCTGGCGGCTATGATGGCGGCACGGCAAGTTAGCCCGAACCGTGACCCCGCTACTCCATGGACGGGAACGTCCTTTGTGGGTACGAATGGGGTGGCTCGGAACTTGGATACCGTGACCATGAATCAGGTTGCTTCGGCTGGTGTTACGGTTTGTGAAAACAAGCCTCCCTTTATTCGTGTGCGGCAGGGCCTCACTACGGACATGGGGAATGTTATGACCAAGACTCCTTCCGTTGTTCAGATTGCCGACGAAGTTCAGCAGCAAACCCGTGACACTCTGGAAGGCTTCATTGGCGTGAAGTTTCTACCTCAGATTATCTCACAGGTTGAGGGACGGTTGGCCGAGATGTACAAGCAGATGGTAAGCGCACAGATTGTTTCAGCGTACACCGGGATCAAGGCGAACATTAGCCCCAACGATCCAACGGCGTGTGAGGTTGAATCTTTCTATCAGCCGATCTTCCCGTTGCTTTACATTATCCTGAAGTTCAACATTCGTAGCTCTCTCTAATAGCTCCGAAGAAATCAGAGTAATAAAAAGCCCCCCGAAGGATCAGATCCTTCGGGGGGCTTTGTTCTGAGAGGGTGTCTAAACTTCTCGGAAGGCGTAGGTTTGGGCTTCCTTCTTATCGTTCAGATCCCCGCACCACAGGGGCGGAATCCAATGGAAGATAAAGCCACGGGCCTCTGAAGGGATGGGGTTCCCATGATCGTCCAGTTTGCGGCCCGTTAGAAACTTGTGCCAATGACCTTTTCGGACATGCCCCTTACGAGCGGTGTGTTCCCTTTTCTTGTCAGAAGTGGCATTTCGAGAACGCATCTTTTCTTCGACTTTTGGGCCAATCCAAACGACAGGGGATTTGTAGCGTTCAGCTTTTTGGGCCTTTCTTTTGGCTTCTCTCCGTAGCTTGCGCTGGCCTTTCCGATTCCCGTTTCGTGCGGCGATCTCCGTAAGGTCTTGGGCCTGTTGGAGTAGTCTGTCCCGCTTCACACTCCGAATGTGAGCAATGTCTGCTTTGGGGGAAGTCATGTATAGGGCAGAATTGATGATGATCCGAAGCACCCGACAAGCCGAACTAACCATAATGTCTCGGCCTTCCCCTTCATGTTGGATACCCATACAGGCTTCTTGCCAATAGGTGCGAGTCGGGTCGTTGGGGTGGGGGTCGAAAACCTCTCGGTCAATATCGGTGTAAACCTCTCGGATCGTTTCTTCCAAATCTTGATCTGGAAGAAACCTCATCGTGAACCATTGGTGCGCCCAATCCAATCCAGTGTTGCCAGTTAGACCCAATTTGGCAGGACCGTTTTCAATCTCGTTGAGGCGTTTACGAATCTCAGGGTCTTCTGGTTCCGGTGCCCACATATGAACCAGTATGCCCTCTTTGCGGTTGACGATATAGGCTCCCTTTACCTTGTGCCAGCCCGTGCCGTAAGTGTTGAGCACTTCCCCATTGAGTTCATAGTTGGCAACTACCGCTTCGGGATCGCCACCATAGATACGGATGTCCTCATTGTCGGGGAGGGCAAGCCAGTAGCAAGGGAAGGGGAACTTCAGATGGCTGACGGGGACTTTCCCAAGTTCCGTATCCGCAAAGGCTTCTTGCATGTTTGGCCCAACCACAACGGTTTGCGAACCCCAATGGAGGTAGTCGATCATGGTACACAACTGAACATTCATGGAAGGGATGCTGTAATCCTGTCCATTATCATCCCGCATCATGGCACCATGATTCGGTTGAAGGCCCTCATCGAAACCGCTGTCAGCCGTTTGACCCGCCGAAGTTAGGGTTTCAATAATGGTCATCCATTGTCGGGCTTCGAGTTGCTTGATCCTTGAAGGAGCACATCTCGACAATTGGCGAACCCTGTCAAAATGGTTCCATGCTTGGTTGATAATACTCATGGGGGGGCCTCCTAATACAGCGCAGGGAACCTGCTTTCACATTGACCTTGGTACTTGCGAAGGGTCCACCAGCAGAACTTGAGTAGGTCTTGGTCGCCAGCAAGTAGTTGAGATTCAGTAAGGGTGTTCATAATGGCGGCATCAGGGGCATTGAACCCTTGGAAGTCCTTTGCGTGTGCGCCATCACAGATGGATTGCATGTATTGAACAGCGTCAAGGATGTCCTTGATGATGGTAGGGCTGACTACGGTTTGTGAAAACCCGTTGGCCCGTGCCATCCACTTGCTCTTGTTTTGGCCGACTCGTTTCTGTGCTTTGAGCACAATGACCTTTTGGGCGGCGGCGGCAATACGAGCGTCCCGTTGCTCACGGGTTTCTTGAACGATGTTGACCCCACCGTTTCCTGTCTTTGCGGTACTGGTCAAGCCACCACACTCTTGTTCCACCGCTCCTTGGATCAAAGCGGCCTTCTTGTCGAGGGTGTTGAGGACATGCAAATCCATCGGGTGATCGCTGACCAATCGAACATATTGGAGGTTGGAAGCCGTCTGGCCGATTCTGCAAATGCGGTCTTCGGCCTGAAGATTGAGGGCTGGATTCCATTCGAGGTCACAGAAAACCATTTTCGAGGCGTGGGTCAGGGTGATCCCGGTGCCACCAGCCTTGATGGTGCAAGCGATCCCTTTGAGGTCGCCAGCTTGGAAAGCATCGACCGCCTTCTGGCGGTTAGCCTGTGAAGTGTCACCGAGGATGGTAGCCCACCCCTCACGCTCTCCAAGGGCCTCTACGGGTGCTCTGTGGGCCGAGTAGACCACCACAGGCTCATTGGCATCCTCGTAGGATTCCACAAGCTCCAAGAGGGCAGGGATACGGTCTTTAGCCAGTGCTGCTCGGACTTTGCTGAAAGCGGTGAACGAGGGAAGCTCACGGGCATCATATTCCTGCATTTGCGCCCAAGCCTTGTTGACCGTAGCGGTCAGCTTGGAGCCGAGATTGACAATGATGGTTTGGGTTTGCTTTGGGGGCAGATCGGTAAGGACTTCGGCCTTGGTGCGACGAAGCATGACTCGGCGCAACCGTTCGGGAACCGAAGGGTCGGGAGTGCCAAAGTGCCATCCGCCCCATCGGTCACGGCTTGTGTCCATGAGGTTGGTGAAGGTGCGGAACCCACCAAAGGTTTCTCTCGACAGCCCAAAGGTGGACAGAACGCCCCACAGGTCAAACCCTTTGGACATCAAAGGGGTTCCTGTCATGGCCCACGATTTGCCACAAACGGCGGAGAGAACCTTCGTGCGCTTGGATCGCATGGTTTTGTACGACTTGCACAGGTGCGCTTCGTCAGCGATCAAGGTGGTCTTAGCGAGAACCTTCAACCACAGTTCAGGAACCTTGTGTTCGTCGCCCCATTTGTCAGTGGGGGTAAATTCTTTGGGCAGAATGTCGTAGTTAATGATGACGACTTCGTTTTCAGCGGGAAGCTGAAAACCATTACGCCCCTTACATACGATGGGGGTCAGGTCAGGTCGCCATTTCTCGACTTCGTTTTTCCAGTTGAGTTTGATGGTGGCGGGGCAAAGGACGATGGCCCTGCCTTCGATAGCCATGAGGCTTTGAAAGGTCTTACCGAGGCCCATGTCGTCTCCCAACAGGCATCGGTCATGTTGTGCGAGGAACCGCACTCCGAATTGCTGGTAGCCGTAGGCACCGCCCATCATGGCTCGTTTGACGGCTCCAAGGCTGGTAGTGTCCATTTCAACCTTGTTGAAGGCTTCGGGAACATCGAGGTTCAATCGCTCACACGAATTTAGGATGCGTTCACGGTGTTTGGGGTCTGTGCTGACCACCCAACACTTTTTCTCACGGTCAAACTTCGCCTTGGGCATTCCACGGAGAATGGGGAGAGCGTCAGGCTCGTAAGGCATGTAAATCTCGCCCTCTACGGTAATCTCACGGCGAGGCTTTTCATTAGCCTTTACCCGTACTTCCGAGGGGGCATCTTCAATGCACACGGACGAGTTGCATACCGTCTTATAGCGACCGCCGGGGTTGCCATATGCGTATCCTTGATGCTCGCCCACGGCTTCGCCGCAAAACTCGCATTTCCCTGGATACCTATTATTGTAAACACGCAACATCGTTGTCCTCTCTCCTATTCGTAGTACCGATTTGACCCGCAATCAGCCCCCCCTTGGAGGGGTTTCTTTGGGGTTCGATTGGACTACCCGTGAGGGACAAAATTAGCCCCCCCTTGAAGCGGGGGCTGATCTTCCCGTTCAACGGTAATCTAATTAGGAGGATTTTTGTGCGTCGATAGCTGGTCTATAGGCCAACCTTCATAGATGGACACCGCAACGTCTGACTATTGGAGATCGACTAATGACCGCAAAGAACACAGATAAGAGTCCACAAAAAGGACTACAAGGCACCTCGTACCTGTATGACTACGGTACGTCCCCAAACACTCGAACGGCAGTTTCGCAGAAAGTGCGTATTCTGACTCCTGTGTACGGTGAAAACACTTCTCTACATCAGATGGGTGTTTTGTCCTCTTTTAACCCAAGTCAAAGTCGAACGGTTGAACCTGTTCGTGGTATCGGCTTCGGGGATCAGGTGGCGGAACTCGTGCCTTCCGTGACGGAGCCTACTACAGGCGACTTTGAGCGGGCGTTGCTTTATCTCTGCAACCTTTGGCAAGCCACTGGCTATGCTTCAGGTGTAGACGGTCCAGTTCGATCTCTTGCACACCACAGGTGGCCCTTCGACATTGAACAGCAGCTTGTGTTCTCCACGCTTGCGGATTGGGATCTGGCGGAAGCAAACTCAGGTGCGAGTGGCGCATCGGGCGATTTTGACGGCGGTGTCAAGCAAACAGCCTACGGACAAGTTACCCAAGACGGCAAGGCGGCGGGCGGATACGCTTCAGGGACGACCGCTTCAGGAACAACCGAAACCCCGAACCCCGACAGTGCGGCACCAGCGTCAAATGCTGGAAATACTAATGACCGAGGCCATTCGGCCATCATCACCATGTACGAAGCCTGTTGGTTTACGGCATGGAGCGCATCCTTCGCTAAGGATGCTGGCATGATCATGGAAACAGGGTCGGTAATCGTTTCTGATGTCCATGATTTCTCCAGCTACTACGGTGAGTTTCTTGCTACTGGTAATGACCCAACTCTCGGTCAGCTTGGTTCTGTTCGGTTTGGCTCTACGCCGATTCGGGGTGGAAGCATGGTGGACGCTGGTGGCACAACGGGTCTTGAAGGCGATATCTCCACGCTCGGATAAGTCTCTCCATAGTTCTACCAAAGCATTAGGGGTAGAATCTGAATGATGTATATCTATAAGGAGACGTCCAATGCTCGATCTCGCCACCCTTAAAGCTACCCTTCAACCAATCAAGCAGATTGGTGAGGTTGAAGAACGCTTTGAAATTGATGGTATTGTTGTTGTAATGCGTGTGCTTTGTCCGGCGGAAGAGCTTGAAATTCAGAGGTGGGCGCAAGCAAAAATCTTGGCTACTCCCGAAGAGGATCAAGAAAAGGACAATTCCTTGGCGGTCGAGTATCTAAACCGTTTCAAGTTGGGTTGTCTTTCTTACTCTTTGGTTGAGATCAATGGTTTGGATCTTCGTAATGAAGATTACGTAGCCACCGGGGAAACTCTCCCGAACGGCCAGCCCGTTAAGGTCAAGCGAACTGAGGCGGTTCGTCAAATGTTGGAGACATGGCCTCGCCCATTATTGACAGCCGTTTTTCGGAAGTTCAACGAGATAATGGAACGCTGTGAACTACAGTCTGATAAGGCTGTTGAGTTTAATCCTCCAGATATTGAAACGGAAATCCAACGCCTCTTGGGGCGGTTGCAAACTTTGGAGGACATGAAGGTATCCAAAGCTACAACAGCGGTCTTGTCGGGAGACGGTCTTCCGATAACTGGTGAAGAAGCTGACCCCACCCCTTCACTAACACCCCAAACAAATCGGTGGGGTACAGCAACACTCCCGGCAACTGACACAGCAACCGATACAGCAACCGATACAGCAACCGATACCGATGCGGTTTCCCATGCGACCCCAACAACCGATGGGGGTCGTGTTTCAGCTATCCCCACTTCGGCCACACCAGTAGAAAAGCAAGCGCCGATCTCTGAACCCCCATCACCACAAACCTCGAAGGAAGCCCCTACGGAAGCTGAAACCATTGTTTCAGCTACGGGTTCAGTAAGCAGTGCGGCGGCGGATGGTGGTTGGGTGGATAAGAGCGATGGGGATTCCATGGAAGCGGCAATGGCAGCAGAAACTCGACGCATCCAAGAGCTTCGGTCAAGGCGAGTCCCCCCTCACGTAGCAGCGAAAACGGTGGCCGAAGAAGTTGCCGAAGCAGAGCCTTCGATAGCAGAGCCTTCGATAGCAGAGCCTTCGGTAGCAGAGCCTTCGACGAACCCAAGGTTTACACCACCGAAGAAACGGTGATCAATGGCTCGGCTCCCTCCCACAACACAGGAGCAGCGTTTAGAGCTATTAGAAGACACCGAATCGTTGATTACGCCGGGGTTTCTTTCCGAAAGAATTACCGTAGGCGATCTCACTTTTAATATCCGCAGCCCTTTTCCGTCAGATTACTTCCTTTTAGAAAATGCGTTTTCTGTGCAGAAGGATGCGGTCGCCCAACGAAATTGGTCTATTGCGATGGTTGCTCGGCTGGTTTGGTTGATTGATGGCTTCCCTTATTTCAACACCCCTGGCAAAGAGCTGATGTTTCGAGAGGTGTTGAACTCATTACCGAGGGGGGCCTTCGACGCTCTCTTTTATTGTGTTTTGGGATTGATTCGGCGGATGTCGAAAGCGCAAGAAAACATCCTTTATTTTTTGTTTGAGGATCGCTCTCGTGACCTTTGGAGAGGTCTGGGAAGTGGCCCGCCCAATTTAGATACCTTAACAGGTATGACGGGGCTTGAAGGGTTGGGTTTGAACGCTTCCCAAAAGGTTTGGTTAGCGTGGAATTACGCAGAGGACCAGCGAATACGGGATGAATTTAATTGGACGCTGACGAAACAAACGATTGCCCCCCATGCTCCAAAAGCTGTTGAGAGGATGAATAAGCAAGAGAAGCAAAAGGAAGAGCTTCGTCTTCAAGATCGGGCCAAGAAATCGGACGAGTGGTACTACAAAGCAACGGGTGTTTTGGATGAAGACGGCAAACTGATCACGAAAGACGGATCTGTTGTAGACCCTTATGTGGGAGATCAGGTCAGCATGGCGTACACCTCTGATGAGTTGGCCGATGAAATGCGCCGTTGGGTCACTGGGGATATGGACTTTCACGATAAGGTGGTTGCTGAATACAAAGATCAGATCAAAGAAAGGATGCTCCAAGAGCGTTCGGCACGAGATCAAGCGATGGCCGAAGCCCAACAGGAAATCCGAGAACGAGAAGAGAATCTTGGCACCCGTCCTCGAACCCGTTTGGTTGGGTACACAGGGGATCAAGTAGCTCAAATGATGCAAGAAGGGGGCTTTGATGCTGATCGGCCTGGAGCACGGACGGTTTCATATCCCACATCTCGGAAGCAGGCCGCCTTTGATAAGTGGGTAGATTCGGAAAAGGATGCGGGAGCTTTAGTTGAAGAGGACGGCAAGTTAGTTGCTCGAAAAGAGATCCCGAAACCCAAAAAAGATGACCGCAACCTTCAAGATAAAATAACCTCTCGATTGCCTCGTTATAGTGGAGGCGACTGATCATGGCTGGCGGCGGCAAAGTTGAACAACTTGAACTTGCATTTATGCTCAACGCAAAAAGCGTTGAGCAAGCAAGCAAGGCTTTGCAAACTGAGATCGAAAAAGGTCTTGGGGCGGTTAGTTTTGATGCCATGCGGCGAAATGCTGATGTTGCCTCAAAACAGATCGGGGAGACCCTTAAGAAGGCCCTGACACAAGAACTCACGGTAGATACTTCAAAGTTAGACAGGCAGCTTGCCGACTATCACTCGAAGCGGATCAAGATTGAGCAACAGGTAGCTACAGAGGTAGCTAAGTCGAGTTCTTCGGCTGCGAAGCAAGATGACAAGCAGGGCAAGAGCCGACTGTCTGCTATCCGCAATATTTTCAAGCAAGAGAAAATGCTTCTCACGGAACGCAAAAAAGCCTGGGCCGCAGTCAACAACATGGCCAAAAAGCATTTGGGCCTTCTCAATAAAATGGGGGGCAAATCGGGCGGCCCCGGTGCGGTTGGCGGCAAAGGGAAAGCCAAGGGTGGTAAAAAGGGTGGCTTTTTAGGGAAGCTGGCTGGCGGTGGTAAAGCCATGGCCGGGATGGGTAAGGCCGCTGGAATGCTTGGCAAAGTGGGTGCCCTTCTGGGTCCAGTCGTCGGGATGTTAGGGGCTGTAGTTGCGGGTCTTGGGGCCGCAGCCGCCGCAATTGGGGCTGTGGTCGGCGTGATCATGGGCATTGTTGCTGTGATTATGGCTGCCGACTCGAAGATGAAGGAGTTTAACAAGTCCTTGCTGTCCACCGTTGGTGGGGCGGATATGCTTGGACAAGGCTTCGATAGTGCGACCGATTCCATCGATGCCATGCGAGACGCTGCAATCAACATGCAGTTTTCGTTACGTTCTCTTGCAAAAGACAACATTGAAGTTATCAAAACCCTTCACGAACATGGTTCGACCATTCGTGAAATGACCAATGATATGACAAGTGCCAAATCTGCTCTTACTGGATACGGGCAGGCGATGTCGTTGGTTATCAACACCAGCCGTATGATTGGTGAGAGCGCAAGCACCGTTGCTCAAAATATGGCTACCCAATCTGAAGAGTTGGGCCTCACCTTGGAAACCGTAGCTGAAAAGTTCAGCACTATTGGCCGTTTTGCGATGGAATCTGGTTTCTCAACCAAGCGGTTCTTTTCGATGGTGATCCAAGCCACTTCTGGCATGTCCATGTACAACGTGCGTCTCGAAGAAGCCTCCGCTTTGTTGGTGCGGATCGGGAAGATCCTTGGTCAGAAAACAGGTGGGGAGTTCCTTAGTACCCTATCTAAAGGTTTCGTAGATGAGTCTATGACGGCTCGCTTTAAGCGTGTCAAGCTGGCGGGAGTAGGCCGAACAAAAGCGACTGTTACCAGATCCGCAGAAAACACAGCGGACGCTTTCGTTAAGGATTTGGCGAAGAATAAGAAATTTGGGGACATAACGATGGGGTCCATTGGCCTTGCTGGGGGCGATAAGACCTTAGGAACAATGGATAAGAAAGAGTTGGTGAAGGTCTTGAAGGACTTGAGTCCGACCCAACAGAAAAAGATGCTCGCTAAATTCCACATGGAAGCCACCAAACGGGATGCGGCGGCGGCTGACGGGATGCGAAACCGTTTGACGGTTTTGGCTAATATTTCGGAAGCCTCTAAGGGTGGGCTGACTAATATGGCGAAGAATCTCGATCAGTTGGATATGGGCGGGAAGCTCAACATGCTTCGAGATTCAATGAAAGGCATGTTCCCCGGTAAAGAAATCCATGAATTAAGTGCGTTGCAATTGGCGGCTTTAGAAAGTGCCACAGGGATGCAAGGGGAACAGTTGCGTCAGATGCGAAATCTAACGCAAGCCTTTGACGGTAATTATGAAGTGATGAAAGACATGGCGAAGGAGGTAGAGAAGAATGGTTACACCGTTGAGAAAGATGGTGTCAAAAGAGATATGACTGCGAAGGAGATTTCAGCGAGTCAGCGAGCGCAGGTGAAAGCGTATGGTGCGGTCGTTGGGATGAATGGAAAGATGTTGGCAGCCACCTTGGACTCAAAAGGGAATGTTCAGATCACTAAGGATGCTAACGGCGTTGAAAGGGTTGTCGGTTCCATTGAGGACTACTACCAGTCGCAGGGTGCCCGTGTTGAGCATCAAACACAGGTCGCTAACTTCAGTGAAGATAAGGAGCTTTCCCGTGAGATTGCTGACAACACCTTCTCAATAGCGGATGCCTTGAATGCTGGGATCACAATGGTCTTAAACCAAATCTTCAAAGTGGTTCAGGGGATTCTCACATCAATCGTTGGGGACAATTCGTTCAAATCCACCCTTGAAGCGCAAAGCAGGTATTCAAAAGTAGCTACTAAAACAAACCGTGACATCCAAATTTTGAGTCGTGAGATCAGGAAAAAAGAGAAAGCAGCCGCTCAAGAAAAAGACTTCAATAAAGCGCAGACGATGAAACAAGAAGTTGAGGAGATGAAAGACAAGCGGGAAACCATGAACATCAAATATCAGGGAGCTAAATATGCGGCGAACAATGCGTTTAATGCAGACGGCACCCCTAATATGAACGCTAACTTGGGTACAGGCGCTTCTGGTTTCATCTCCAGGACGCAAGGCTCATATGCGTCCTACGGGGATGGTGGCTTACCACGGGGAATGCTGAAGGAAGCCCAAGCCAACCCTGAGTTTATGGACATGCTCAAGCAGGCTGCTCCAAGAAGGTTCGCCCGACAAGAGGGCTGGAAAACCGAAGCCGAACAAATGGGGTACACGGAGGAGCAAATTGCAACGTCCAAAGCTGCAAGGGTGACCACAGGGCGGAACATCCATAATGCCAACTTGGTTACCCAATCGATAAATGCTGATCAGGACATGACAGCGTTCACGATCAAAGACCCTGATCGGGCGGGCGGTTTTTCCAGCCCCGACAACCCCATGAGTGGGGACGCTGTCCATGGCTCGTTCCATACGCAGGATGTTCACGGCATCGATGTTCCTGGTCACGGAGCCATTACTAACAAGCAGAGGCAAGACGCATGGAAAGAAGATGCTCCTGAGGTGGTAACAGGGCGGATGCTTCATGATTTCAAAGACCCAAATCGGTCGAGGAAGGAAGCTGGGACGACCTGGACGGGAGCTTCCGATGCGCCCTCAAACATATCTGGTGTATCTATCACGGGAGAGGGGTCAACATATAAGCACCGTGGCATCGGCGTTTCCTCAGAGAACCTAAGGAACACCGATACAAGAAGGACTTTACGCATCAGAGGTAGGGATGACGAAGTTACGTCCCATGGTCAGGCTTTGTCGGGAGGGGTTGCGGGCACATTTAGGACACACCAGCCGCAAGCGATAACAAGCATCGGGCAAACAACAACCCATCTTGCTCCCAGCGATGCTTCGTATGCCACCTTTAATTCAGATGCCGCAGGTAACGCAACAAATCGAAGCGCCGAAGATATCAACGCTGAAATGGCTGAAATGGCTATTTGGATGCAGGGCCTTGGGTTGAACTTGGAGAAGGTGACCGACTCGATTGCTGTCACATACTCCCCCGGAGTTACGGACGGTAAGCTGGACCGCAGAGGCCAAAGCACTACTGGATATGTAACGGCTGAACAAAGTAAGAAAGACAAGGACGGCAAAACGGCTGATGCCAGGGGTTCTGGCTATGCTCAGGCCAATCTTTCCAACGACATGAACACGAGCTTTAGGGGTGCCGAGGGCGGTGGGGACATTATCCATATGTTCAAGCTGCTCGAAAAGCAGGTAGCGGCTGGCTATGCAGGACAAAAGGAGGATGGCGACGACTACACCACTGAGGATTTGAAGAAAGACTTCGTGAAGGCGACCTTGGAGGTCGGGGCCGACAAAATGTCTCAGAAAAAGTTTGAGGATTGGATGGCGGCTAACCAAAGAGGCCCGTGGGACAACATCAAAAAATCAAAAGATGAACAGGAGAAGGTTAGGAAATACGCCAGGAACGCCGAGAAGGTCCGTAAAGAGATCAAGAAGCTGCTGGCAGAGGGCAAGACGGAAGAGGCCGAAGCAAAGAAGTCCGAACTCTCTCGTAACGCTGCGACCTTCCTCGGTCTTGACCCCACTGGCGATGCCGCTAAGAATTTGGCGAAGGGTGAGGCTGGATCGCTCAACACCCCTGACAGCCCTGCTTCAATGTACAAACGGTTGGACAACGACGACCCTCGAAAAGCCCTTTTGTTAAAAGACTTTAAGTCGCTTGGGGTCGATATGAACACCCTACAAGACTTCATCTATCAAGGCGGGTCACAAGGCGGGGTTATCCGCCCAATCAACACCAAGGATGAGTTCATTGGTATGAAGCCCGGTGGTGCTGTCGATCAAGCGACGGGTGGTGTCGGTGGTGGTGGCAGTGTCTTTGTTTATGTTTGTCAAGAAATGGATCTCGAAAAGGTGAAGCAAGCCGTTTATGCGGGTGCTCGGATGACGGGTCCGGGCGGGTCTAAGAAAGCGTGGGCTGGTAAGGGCAACTTCGGCCACCCCATGAAGAAGTTCAAAGCGTAGGGGATGGTGAGAAGTGGCGAGGGAGTACGAACAGATCATCAAGTCGGCTTTTACCGACGAATATGATGAGATCACAGATAAGGGCATCCGCCCTGTTATCTTTGATATCCTCGCTCCCGATGGCGTGACCAGTATGCTCCCTGAGGGGATGCGGCTTGTTTTGCATGTGAACCCGAAGTCGATGAGCATCAGCATGACGAAGCTCATTGAGCGCATCCAGACGATGGGTGGGTGGGTCGAACAGCATTGGGGTGACATCCCTTCCGAGATTAGCTTCGAGGCGGCCACAGGCGGCTTTATGAGGCTCTATTCGGGTCTTTCCAACACCACAGGGCCGACCTTCCACAACGACCGCTTACCGAGCCGTATGCAAGCGTTAGACACGGGGGGTACTCGCCGCCAGACGATTGCCTATGACAAGTTCTTAGACCTCTTGGCTTTGTTCCATTGTAACGGTGCGATTTACGATGCTTACGGAACGATCATTACCCGTGGAAAGATCAAGTGTTCCTTTGACGGTCATCACTGGTTTGGGTGGTTCAGTAACTTCACCGTCCAAGAAGAAGCCGAAAAGCCATACGAGTTTTCGATTTCGGCATCCTTTACAGTTGAGAGTGAGCGACACGAATTCAAATCTCTTGCTGGCAGCTTTGATGACTATTCGAGGGGGGCGGGATAATGGGTGCCATTACACTTACCCCCGACCAGGTTTCGATCCAGAAAGAGGAGCTTCAAAAAATCCAAGAAGCGGCTCTGTTGGAGAACTCGGTAGTCAATGCTGTGGGGTTACAGCCCGAAGCGGCTGAATATGCGGTTCAAGTTTCGGAGTCCTACGGGGAAGAAAGCGGGATCACAATATCGAGAGCCACCGCTACTTCCGAGGACGCTATGTTGGTAGCGTTTGAGATCGCCGCCGAGGAAGGGTCGTTCACTATTGGTACAGTGGAAACGGCTGAACAGGCGGTTGGGGAAGCAGAAGTTCCACCTGCGGTTTCCACGCCAGCGGGGTTTGATTCAGGCGGGATTTTGCCAGACGTGTCGGACCCTATTCCGACAGGTGTTGTGGGTATGTTTGGGGAGGCGAGCATTTACGAGCACCAACCCCTTCATGTTTTTAGTGGGTTGTCGGCTGAAAGGGCTTCTTGGAGTGTGGAGGATCAACAGAATCCTCCTATGGATGCCTCAAACAAGAACATCCGTCATCTAAGCCCTTTTACGATTAGTTTGTTACCTCCCAAGGAAGTGGGGGCAGCTACGGCTTCAGATCCTTACTCGTGGACAGGGTTGGGTAATCTTTCGGTTAAGACTCAAGCGTTGATGGGAATGGCGAATCCAACGGCAACAACTTCCTTTTGGACCCCTGGCAGCGATGCAAAATCGGCGGCGGATCGAGCGGCGGCGGATATAGGTTTTAAGGCGGTTATCAGCAACTTGGAGATGATGGTTTACAACGGCCAGATCACCTCTGCGACAGAGGGCACCCTTTCAAACGACTTGGCCGGGGTTCAAGACACGATCCCCTTATTTGGGCAAGCGAATGTCGCTGATATCTACATGCAGTTGATCCAAATGATGAGGACTCCGCCCTTGATCCTTTTGATCAACCCCACTTCGATGAATGTTACCTATGCCAAGATCCAATCGTTCCAAGAACGAACTCGGTACGGCTATATTTATCAGGCGTGGGGCGAGCAGCTTCCAACAATCAACTTTTCAGGTCGTATTGGAGCCTATTACGGAGGGGAAAGCCCATCGGCCCTTACTGGCCCTGCGGTATCTGGCTCACTGGCTACTTCATCAGGTTTTGGAGATAGCGCAACGACACACCCATCGGGTGTTCAAGAGGCGTGTCGCAGGGTGTCCCCCGCCTACCAGAACTTGATGAACCTGTTCATGTTGTACCGAAACAACGGCTACATTCGAGACACAGTTGGGGGAAGTCAGGCGAACTGGATGATCGGTATGGTCGAGATCGCCTATGACGGTGTTCGATATATCGGGCAGTTCGATAAGTTGGAGTGGACCTTTGAAGAAGCGAACAACCTTGGTGGGGTGAACTTCTCCTTTGACTTTACCGCTACAGAAATCCGACACACCGACGAACGCTCAAACAGCGTTTTGAGGATGAACAATCCGAACAACGGCTCTCGGTTTGGAGACGATCCCAACGAGATCCGAACAATGGCTTCCTTTATTCAATCCGTTCAGAATCAAGGGCAAGAGGGGGGCGATGCCTTTTTCAATGTACAAACAAGTGAGGGCGCACAGGATAGTTGGAACGCTCAAGTAGGTCTTGATGGTTGGGGGTCCAATACAGGGGTAGACCCCACCGCACAGTCTACCGCTGGCTGGGGCCTTCAAGGTATTCAGACAGCCCCCGAAGACGACGAAGCGGGTTGGTGGGACAGCACTCTTTCAGGCGACAATAACGAAGTCATTGCGGGTGCCGTAGTCGGTGCCGCAGTCGGGAGTCTCGCTGGTCCTTGGGGTGCCGTGGCGGGCGGCGTGGCGGGAGCCGGTGTAGGCGAGGCGGTAGACGATGATGATTAGGAGGACGGCTGATGGGAGTCTTTGATCGACCACACGCTGGTAATTGGGTGCCGAACCGCAAAGGAGTGATCCGATACACGCCAGATGCCGTCCTGTTTCTGAACGGCGATGTTTCCGTTACGTCTTCAAAAGCAGAGTCTACGAAACAAAAGAAGATCGATATCCAGCGGTATATCACGCAGATTTCTGTGGATTCTGGTGTGGAGGCGGGTTCCTGTTCTGGTTCCTTCACCATGTCTATTCCCAATGACATTGGGAGTTCTCTATTTTCGGACGGGCATTCAGTTTTCCAGCCAGGATTGGAAGTTCATATTTATATGAGAGGCTACTTTCCTGTGGAGGGGATGGCGAATACTTTAGATGCTACAGAAGTGAAAGCACTGCGGGATGCTCTTGGGGATAATGCCACGGATTTAGCCCTCCGACCCTATTACCACTGCTTTCATGGGGTCACGACTACCGCCAACATTGATTACAGCGGTGGTTTCTACTCGATCAATATGTCGTGTACTGGAATGTTGCATTTTTGGCAGTACCACGACATCAGTACAAACGCTTCGTTGTTTGGTACTCGGCCTACGGGATCAAAGCTCAAAATGAGTTTGGTGGGCCACAACTTTACCAACATGACCCCGTTTTCGATCATCTACTCGCTTTACAAGGATACGGCGGGGGCAGCGGGAGGTGTGGCGTTTGCGTTGAGTGCTTCCAGCAACCAAGCCAAGAAGTTCTTTGGGACAGGTAACTCTCTATTTGAGATGACCCAAAAGTATTGGGAGCAACGCTTCCGAAGTAAAGTGTACAACCTACGCATGTTTGGTGTGAACGGAGAGCAGTTGAATTCGGTCCAGACGGCCATGATTGGTCGTATGACGACTAAGCAATTGAACACGGCGGCAGAGATCAACTTGCGACATACTGGAAACACACAGACGGAGCCTTCAGATCTTTTTCGAGGAAACGAAGATATCTGGAAAATGGCAACTGATGTGAAGGATGCAAGAAGGTACACCCAAGGTTCTTTCCCTGCGGATAGGCTTCAATACATGCCGAGAGCGGGCGAAAAGTCGGGTGTGGCTGTATCAGCAGCCCAACTGAAAGCCTTTGTGCATGATATTAGTCAGTGGGGCAACGTCAACTTGTGGGAAGCCTCGTACACCTCCAAGTTGGATATTGCCAGCGCAGCCGCTACCGCCGTGGGTTACGAGTTCTATCAAGATGTGGATGGGGATTTGGTGTTCAAGCCACCTCTTTACAATCTGGATACTCGTAATTTGGAGGCGTACAGGATTGCTCCCCAAGACCTCATCTCAATCACCAGAGCCGCTGCCGAACCTACTGCTACATATATGACAGTCAAATCGAGTGCCTTCTCGAACATGACGGGTGTGGGTCTTGATGGCGAATGGGGTATTCGAGGACAGTATATCGATTACCCTTTGGTGGCAAAGTTTGGGTGGCGACCCGGAGACTTGGACGCACAGTTTTATAGTAGTGCTCGTGGGGCGTTTTGGGCTGCGGTTGCTCGGATTGATATTCTTAATGAGGCGATGAACTCGGCCAACATTACGATCCCATTACGTCCTGAACTACGACCGGGCTTTCCCGTGTATGTGGAGCACTTAGATTGCTTTTATTACATCAAGTCCATGTCTCACAGCTTTAGTTATGGGGGTCAATGTACAACTTCTCTTCAATGCGTGGCGAGGCGAGAGAAGTTTATGGCTCCGGGGGACAGCAACCAATCAGCGAGCGGGGATGCTAATGGGATAAACGGGGTGCGATTAGATCGTGTCGATTTGCCGAATTTTCCATTAGTGATGGAGGATAAAGGTTCTGGAGAAGGTGCAGTAAAGTTTGCTGGCTTTCCGAATGTGGTCATGGCCCTCGATCCCGCTGGAATAAGCCCTTTTGCGTGGGCTTTGGGCCAAGATGTTTTGGACCTGTCAAATGCACAAAATGTCCGAAACATGGTCCTGCTCCTTTGCGGGCACGACAGCAAACAAACGCTGGCATCATTCAAAGACCCCGCTCAAAAAGAACCCTTGATCCGAGAATCCTCTTCATCTCTCGCTACAACCTCCACTTCTGGTGCCGGGGCTGCATTGAGTGAAACTAAAGCTAAAGCTCTTTTTGATACCACCTCTACAGTGGGTGCAGCGGATTTGTGGGTTCGGGTTCCGAGACTTGGATCAGGGTCGTCGAAATACGTGACGAAAAACGGCTCTATTGTATGGGACTACAAACAGCTTAAAATTTCGGAAATTGAGAAGCAGGTCGAGACCTACAAAGACTTTATGGAAAAACAAAAGGAGGATGTCGGTAAAGGGGGGGCGGATTTCGATGTTACGGGCGATTGGCAAGACACCCTCACAGACTACATCAAAGCATATGAAAAGAAAGCTATCGGGACCGTCCCTAAGGGGACAGCGGATATCTTTGACCTTTTGACTTCTGTGCTTTGGGTTCTTGGGAACCAAGCACATGAGCCAGACAAGTTAGATTCGGCACAGATTTTGAATCTCTTGGGAGATAAGAAATCTAATTTCAGCAACGCCTCTACCCCCGGCTATTACCGATATTATTCATCGGCACACCCCGTAGGAGAGAATCAAGCTCCGACTCGATACACTTTCACAATGCCGGGTTCGGGGGGTGCAAACATAAAAGACGCTTACGACGATATGGCAGATGCTTCCCATGGGATGTTCCATGCGGGAAGTAATGCGGATAAAGTTCCAAAAGCTATTCAAGGAATGGATAACTTGAAGAAGCGGTTTGCGGCATGGGACGACTCAAAACAAAGTAAGGTAAGGGCCTTTCGAGTTGCTAAGGCTGGATCGAGAACAGAGGACTTGCCTACAGATCAAATCTACACGCTTGTTTTTTCGCAGTTGGGGATAGACTTGAAGGCCATGGTGCCGTCATCCCACACAGGCGCACCATCCCCAGCCAGCGGGCTTGAAAAAGCCCTTGCAGAAGCACTTGTGAAACGCTGGGGAATTAAATACGGCCCGCCAGCAGCAACCGATACGATGGAGGATTGGTTCGGGCCGATTCTTGCGGAGTTGGATTCTCTTGCGATTCCTGGTGCAGGAACGTGGTGGACGGCGGCGAACAACCCTTTCGGCAAGCACACTCCGCCACCTACGTCAGTTACGGCAAAATGGGACGGCGCACTTTCGGCTCTTAGTTGGGGCTTAGAGGAAGAGTTTGGTAGTAACGTCAGAGCGGACTTCCCCCACAGTGACTTGGATGCCTCTCAAAACAAAGACAAAACCGTGGATATGAGCAAAGTCAAAGCCTCCCACTACTTTTTGCACAACTACTGTAAAGGCGGCAAATCTCCCAAGGGCAACGACAAATGTAAGTGCTATAAAAAGGGTAGGCGGCAGATACAAAGAGCGGACAGACCGAGGTTTGACGAAAAAGAAGTCGATATGAAGAAGCTGTCGCACGGGGTTTACACGTTAGCGGCTAAGGCGGTTGCTTTCAGACTATATTACATACTGAAGTATTCGGCGGTAGCGTGGGGGAAAATATTCAAAACCAAAGCGCAAAGGAATACAGATGCGGCGAAAGATGGCTTCCTCGAACTGAATTCTTTCCAGAAGGCCATATGTGACACATTCAATCTTAGTGGTGAGAAGTGGCTAAAGCCTTGGGCCATTAGTGCAAGCGGGCATTACAATGCAACCGGGTCGTTTCGACGGAAAACAAAGGTGCTGTCCCCCGTCTTTCCGATCAGCGATGCGGGTGGATATCGGCATTATGGAAGCTATGCGTATGGGCGTGGGTTGCGGATTGGTGAAGAGGGCCAAGGCTTCGAGAAGCTGCTGGCCCAAGACCCTCTTGAAACCCTCGACGACACTGTTATTGATAAGTTTGTTCGAGACATATTGAAGGAAGGCTCCACAAAGTTGGCTCTTCTGTCAGGGTTTGGAACGGCGACCGCAGCCACAGGTGCAGCAACTCCGACGATGCTCGATGCTTTGATGTTGATGCAAACAACAAACCCTGCGGCTTTCTCAAGACTTCAACGAACTCTAAAAGTAGCTACGGATGACGACAAGGCCATCGTTTCTACGGCGCAGTATATTGAGCAAAAGGGGATTACGGGCAGTGCGGCCACACGGAAAGTCATGGCGGCGGGTCTCATTAACTATTTCCAACGAGAAGACACTCCCGGCAGCACCACAGATCCCCTAAACGCTGCGTATAACATTGTGGATATCTTCCCCGGTGGTGGGCTTGATCCCGTGGCGGGGAATGAAATCTTATACGATTCCATGGTCCGAATGATTGCCACAGACGAGTCCAAATTTATTTATGTTTCCCCAGACGGCAAAGATGGGGATCTGCAAACGAATGTGGTCAAAACGGTTCAGCAGCAAGTTGTAGAATCCTCAATAGATCACACAATCATTCAGGACGCTCTGCGGGGTCAGATCGAGAAGCCACGAGACGCTATCGATTTTGCCAATATGTTCGATAATTGGGGCGGGGATGGGAATTGGGAGAACAGCGCAGCGGGCCAAGCATTCCAGAAATTAGCTACGGCGTTTAGTGACGCTCCCGACGATCCCAGATTGGCTGATTTGTACGATAAGCTCAATGAGGTCGGGTCAACCCAACACAATAGGTGGATGGAAATCTTTGATGGGGATGCTGATGAGTGGCACAACCCCGCTCAGGCCCAAGATGACTTAAACGAGTCCGTAGCCGAACACATGACGGACTGGGAGGAGGGTAAAGCGACTTCGTGGCCGAATGATGAAACGGGATGGTATTACCAAACCTTCAAAGGCGATGCTCCCCCAGAAGAGGAAGATATGTACACCGATCAAGGTGGGAATGTCGGGTCTTCCGAAGAGGTTGATGAGGGGGACGAGTAGCTTCCTCGGTTGAACAGCCTATATCCGCCACAGGGTAGAGTCCTTAGGAGGCACCCATGGCAGATACCTATCTCGATCTACTCTACCGAAAAGAAACCGAACTTGAAGGGATGAAGACAGGCTCCGGCTGGTCTGCGTGGTCCTTAGCTGTCGCTAAAGTCATCTTCGTTGAATATGAGTCACATCATGTGACTCTTCAAATGCTTACGGGCAACCCTGAAAACAACCAGTTGGCCCCCGTACCTATCACTTATGCAGGTGGCGGTAGGCGTTCTTTCTTGGGGTCGATGCCATCCATAGGCGATTACTGTGTGGTTGGCTGGATCTCCTCAAATTCATCGGGCCAAGCCTCTGCAAAACGCCCTATGGTTTTAAGTTGGTTCCCGCCTCCTCCAATGCTTGCTCGTGATTGGGTTCCCGCTCAGGAGTTTGAGCGGGGTGAGGGAATGGACACCACTGGTGTTCGGCAGATGGTTAAGGGCATTTCTGATCGAGAGCGGTTCAAATTACGCCATATGGAGCCGGGACATATTGTTGCGTCTTCGGCACAAGGTTCAGATTTAGTCTTAGACGAGTCCGTTACTTTGGCGAACCGAAGGGGCAACGAGATCCGATTACAAGATCAGGATCAAGCCTTGATCACTCGTTCAGTAGTCACGCACATGGCGATGTCTGGCACCCGTGTTTATGCGGGGCCAATTCAACGAGACGCTAATATCTTGCCTACGGAGATGTTCTCGGACGGACAAGATTGGGAACATGCCGATCTCTTGAACTACTTAGACAAGCTCCCAAGTGCCGAAGCCGATGGTCGTTTTGGTCTTCAGGAAGACGGCTATTTGAACCCCGCTCTTCCTTTCCGAAGGGACGAAGATGAAAAAAATATCTTTATAGTTGAAATGCAAGGCAAAGGGGTGCCGTTCGGTGCTTTAGACCCGTTTGGCTTTTTAGAAGCTGGTGGGTTTATCAATGATGAAGGTAGGGCGAAAAATGTTTCCGAGGACTTCGCTTACTATGGAGGCAAAGGATTCTGGCGGTACGGGGCGCACGTGGGGTCCAAGGCGGCTCCGATGGGGGAACCACACAATGCTGCCGCTCTCGGTATGTGGGGGTTTGACCCTGAGTTTCGAGTAGAGGTCGCAGAAACGACAGACGCTACGCTTCCCGTTACGGAAGCGACAGACAACTTTGATGCGGATCGTCTTCCCATGGGAGGGACTGCGATGCCCCCCATGGTTGAGTTCGTGTTGGGGTCAGTGGTTGGGAATGATTTTTACGGTGACCCGGACCTTTACGGAAAGCCAATTGCTCCAAAAATCGTCAATGGGGAAGGAATTCTGTCTTCAGGTGTAGGAAAGCCCATAGGCGAACACGCCTCCATGATGCTGAAAGTAAACCCTGCGACAGTTACGGCGAGGTCGGGTTCCTCTTGGGTGGCTTCTCGTAAAGACGGCAAGATGCTTGTGTGGATCGAGAACGGCCTTCAAGTGTTTGTCAAAGGTGGTTACTCCTTCCGAACGGCCAGCCCGTACTCTATTGAGAGCACTGAAAAGATGAGTGTTGTGGGGGAAGGCGGGGAAGGGGTGTCATTAGATGCTCCCGCTGGACCAGTAACGATCAATGCGGCTCGCCCCATGTTTGGTGGTGATGCCATCATGTCCTCGGCGGGAGGGAG